TGAGGGCGTCTTTCATCTTTTCGTTTTTGTCGAGCATCTCTGAACTGATCGACTTCAAGAAGGGCTCGAAGCTCTCCAGCACAGCCCGGAGAGGGTTCCCCTTCCAGGACTCAGAAGCAGCCTCGTTCGCTTTCTGGCTCCCTTCGAGGACATGATCGAGAGCGAAATTGAAGCCGTCGAACACAGGGAGACCACGAGCGCCATTGTTCAGCATGTGCTGGATCATGGCTCCGTCACCCATGCCGATATTAAGCATGGCTCCGCCCTTCACTCCCGAGTCCGAAGGGCCATTCACTTCAGCCGGAGTGCCCAGCTTGCCATCAAGGCTCTTGGCGAGGATCTGGTCGAACTCACTCGTGTTGTTCTTGACCGGGAAGAAGCGCTGCTCTCCTGTGTCGATCAGGGGCATGGTCTTGAGCAGGTCTTGCAAAATGCCTTTGAGGGCATTCTCCGACAGAAAGTCTCCCTTACGCCAGGTCGGGTCATTCTCAGCCCGCTGAGCGACAGCCTCTTTCACCTTCTGGGTGAACAGATGCTCAAGCACGATCGACTGAGCCTGCGTGGACCGTTGCACAAGCTTGGTCGAGTCCATGAAGGACTGGCCTAGAGTCTCGGTGATCCCATCTCGCATCGGATCGACGAAGAGACTGAGCACATGCTCTTGGATCGAAGCCATCTGCTTCTTGTCAAAGACGAACTTCTCGGGGTTGATCTCTGAGAGAGCTTTGCCTCCGGAAGGATCTCCTCCCACTTTGGTGGTCAGAATTCCGTTGAGGGCCTTGTCAAAGGCATCGAGCCGGTCATCATGGCCTTCACCGGTGGAGTCTCCAAACATTGCCTCAGCAAAAGAGACTTCTTTGTCCGCTCCAGCCACACGAGAGAGACGCTCGTAGACCTGTTCAGCGAGCATGTCCGTGATCTTTGCAGCGATGCCATTGGCTCCAGACCCATAGACGGTGATCGTCATCGGGTTCTTGGTGACGCCACGATCCACAGAGAGCGTGCCTGTGCTAAGGTCGAAGTCGACCTTCGGCAAGAGCAGGTTCATCAGCTTGTAGAGGTGATCGGCCTGAGTTTTGACGGCTTCAGGGGCATTCCTGTAAAGCGAGTTTGCACTGCTCTGGAGCTTGTTCGCAGCCACCGAATAGAGATCTACGCTGTCCCCCGCCCGATGCTCGTTCATCGTGGTGGGACCGTTGAAGAACATTCCCCCTTTGGCCAGATTTCCGATCTGGTCTCCCGTGAAACCTGTGGTGGTGAGCATATGGATAGCGTTGACGATCCCGTTCGTCACTCCGTCAGCCTCGAGATAAATCCCGGTACGAAACGCAGTGCGACCCTTGTCGCCCACAGTCTGGGATCGAGCCCATTCCTGAAGAGCATGAAGAGCGTTAGGGGTAAGGTCCTCCCCCGCAGCCTGGAACTCGCTCTGGATGCGCTCTATAGCGCCGTCAGGGAGCCGTTCATCGTTGAGATGCTCAGTAAGCAGCTGCAACGTACCGGCAAATGCGCCGTTCAGTTGAGCTTCGACCTTGGCGAGGTTCGTTTCCGTGCTGTTAGCGTGGATCTTGACCCCAAGAGCCTGGGCGATGGCGGTCTTGAATAGCGTCTCCTGGTCGGGATCAGTCAGATCGAGCGTGCTCCAAGTCGGAAGCACGATCTCTCGGACCAGCTTCGAAGCCTGGGGATTATCAGCCCCCAGCATCTGAAGACGTCCCACACTCGACACGTTGAAGGCATAACGCATGGGGATCTTCCCCAGCTCCTGACCAAACGTGTTCATGTCAGCCACACGTCCCGAAAGAGTGCGCCAAGCCGAGCGTATCGTCTGGTTCTGACCCTCAAGAGTGAGCTTGTGCTGAGCATTCAGAGGCCGATCAGTGTCGCCAGCCCCGAAGAGCGATAGAAGCCCCTTCTCCCCTAGCGCATTGTAAAGCTGGAACAGTTCCATGTTCAGGAAGTGCTCGACCCCCTGAGCGACCTTGATCATGGAACGCTGGGTGCTTGTCAGAGGCACCACAAGATTTCGCATCTGGGTCTTTGCCACCGGGATCTTGTCGTCGGCGTAATAGTCCCGCTCTTTGGGCTCGGTGAGCACAGTCTGTTCGATCAAATTCGGGTTCTGAAAGAGCGGATCTTGGGTATCTTTCGAGGCGTTGCCTCGATCCAGGTTCGAAACGAGCCTCTGGAGAGTGCGCTTCTTGGTCTCTTCGCCATAGGCCAAGGGAGAGACGCTATCCCCATCGATCACGAAACGCAGCCGCTGAAGAAGCCCCTGCTCGCCCTTGGGCTGGGACTTGTCGATCACAGTCTCTTCGAGAGCCCTGAGCACCTCAGTTGCCATCGCTTGAGCGATACCGTCAGTGTAGGCCTTGTCGACGTTGGGGTTTTTCTGGACCCCCCAGAAATCTACGATCTTGCTGGCGAGCGAACGCACGGCTTCCACCGGCGAGAGCCCGACATCGAGCATTCCTACATGGCGCTCGGCCTGATCACTGGGGATCCCAGTGAGCGCACTCACCAGGTCTGCATCCATGTCGGATCGATAATTGTTCGACACCAGCAGCCACTGGAGGCCTGCCAAGACAGCCTGGCCGGCGATCGCCGGATTGTACTTGAATGAGCCATCTTCCTGCTGCTCGACCAAGTTCGAAGCCTTGAGCTCGGTCCAGCGATTAAGGGGTTCCCCCTTCACCAGACGCTCAGCGAGACCCTTTTCGCCCAGCTTTGCGTTGAAACGCTCGTTCAGCGTGTCGATCAGCTGAGGTGCAAAATCCAGATAGGCTTGGACTGTCCGGATCATGGGCTTGGTGAGCGTGCCCCGAATTTTGTCCTCACCCACAAACGCCACACGAGCGTCATTGGATCGAAGAGCATTCTTGACGGTCTCGACAGGCGAGTGATCCCCGAAGATCCTGCTGGAGATCTCCTTGGTGGCTTTATAGGCGTGCTCAAACCAGTTCTTGACCGGCCCATCCCCTGCTTGGTGCAAGTTGGGGTAGGCTTCCTGGATCGTCTTAGGAGCTTCCTCCGCTCCCTCGCTTGTCTTCACATCCTTCGAAAGCTCCTCCGGCTGCGCCTCCGTCGATTTCTCAGTCTGTGAAGTCTTCGCGGGTGTCGCGTCGGCTTCGGATTGGGGCTTGGTTTTCTCCTCCTCCGCTCCCTGGTTTTGCTCGGGGAGCAAAACCGGTGTCGCTTCGGTTTTGGACACACTCTTTTCGTTCCTGGTGATCGCCGGAACGGGCTTGGGAGCACGATCTGCGTTTGGAACCAGGGAAGGCTGAACACGGGTGCCAGCTTTGTGCTCAGCAAGCACGTCTTGGACCTTCCCTTGAAGGTTCTTGGTCAAGGGGGTGCTCTGGCTCTGGCCGCCTTCGAGTTCGGGGAAAGCCTTCGAGAGACCGTTGTAGATGTCCGAAACCTGCTTGGCTTCGAGCGAAACCCGTTGAGCGTATTCGACGCTCTTGGCATTGGTGGGATTGACGCTCTGGGCGAAGTTGCCCTTGGTCTGATACCAGGCCCGAGACTCCGGATTGATGGCGAGGTTCGAGACTTTGGCGCCGCCGCCGTTCTCGTAGTGCTGGTTCAAAGCCGCTGCTTTGTTCTGCATGTGCTGCACGAAGTCGCCGAAATCAGCGAGGTGCGCCTTCGCAGTCTCGATGTCTCCCGATCGAACCGACTGGAAAATGCGCAGCGCATAAGACGTGGCAGACCGAGCCTGGTTTGCCTTGGCTCCAGACCGGGTGAGAATGTCTTGGGTCACGGAACCCATGGGGCTCTCATGCCCGGCAGCCTGCTGGGCGAGAGTTCCCTCTCGGGAAGCCTGCATGATCGCCACAGAGCTCTGGAGAGCCTTGAGCTGATCCGGCTCCAGTTTGACTTCGCCGTTCTCGACATGCGCCAAGATCGCTTTGTTCGCTTCAAGGTTCCCCTTGTCCGGGGCCTCAGAAGCGATCGTCGCAGCATTGGCGATGTTCTGTTGGCCTTCAGGAGTGTGAAGGCTCTCTTGGGTCACCGGCTGGATGAGCTTCTCGACTTGGTCCTGGGTGAGCTGAGACACTTGCGTCAGCGCCTTGGAGACAGTCGGATTGCTCCGGATGTTGTCGGCCAGCTGATTGAATTGCTCGTTGATCTGACCCGCTACGTGGTCATCCGGGAGAGCCTCGAACCCTGCCGGATCGCTCTCGGTGAGGGCTTGGTACTTCCCGATCTGATCATGGAGGTACGAAGCAGCCGAAAGCCCCTCTTGGGTGGTGACACCCTTGTCGTTGACGATGTTCGCAAGCTTCTGGAGCATGTCGACTCGATTGGCCGAACCCGCCAGCTGCTTCTTCACTGGTTCAGGGAGGGTCGAATTCGCGATCTCTTCGGGATCGAACTGACCCAACTGGGTGATCTTGTCGGCAATAGGGGCGAAGTCGGGGCTTTTCTGCACTGCGTCATGCAAAGCCACGGCTGCCATAGGATCGCTCATCGTCGCTTGGACGGCAGCCCCTTGGTGAGCCACTTGGGCATCCGAGACAGGCGAAGCCGCCTCAGTCGCAGCCTTGACGGGCGCAGCAGCTTTCGCTGCCGCTGAACCAACGAGGCCAAGAGCAGCGTTCCCTACTGTGCCAGCTCCGGAAAGGGCAGCTTTGCCGGCCATCTTGAGAGGCGTGCCAGTGAGCGAAGGAGCCTGAGTGATCGCCGCAGAACCGAAGCCACCCAAGGCCGCAAGACCCGTCTGCTGGGCAACACCCTCACCGAGATCCTGGTTGGGGTTCGCTGTCTGTTGCTTGCCGATGTTCTCCGAGAGCGTGTCCGTCGCTCCGAGACCACCTTCATGCACGGTTTCTTTGAGGAGATCGGCTCCAGCGTGAGCAAAGCTCTTGAGCGAGAAAGGATGCTTCTCGAAGTCAGCAATCGAGGTGGCCTTGGCTACACCCATCGAAAGAGGGGCAGCCACAGCCGCTGCAAGAAGACCAGCCCTGTTCGCCACCTGGTAGCGAGCATCTTCGGGACTCATGCCACCGGCAACGAGCTCACGGAACATGGGCGAAGTCTTCGCCAACTCGGCGGGATCCGTATTCGCGATGTCGGTCGAGGTGTTCTGATAGGTGCTGGAGCCTTCCACGGCGCCCATGCTGGTGAGCATCTCGTTGGGAAGAGCTTTGCCGATAGCGTCAGCGGCTCGAGAAACCGAAGGCAAACCCAATTCACGAGCAATCGCAGCCTCTGAACCGATCGAGAGCCGAGTCGCTTCGGGAACGATTGCTTTGCTCAAAGCCCCGAAAGTCTTGCCCGTAGGGCCAGCCCCAATGAGCGAACCAACGAACTGAGCGGTGTTGTCCGCCAAGAGGGCAGGGTTCTGGACCGTGTTCTTCACGGCATCGTAGGCGTCAGATCCGAAGTTCTCAGCCATCCCAGCGAGGGTTCGAGCCCGGATCTTCGCCCCTGCAACGAAGTCACTGTCGCCATTGGCTTTGTCAGCGACGTATTGCTGGGCGATACCCTGGTCCTGGGTGTCCTGAGCCGCAGCATTATCTCGCATATCGAGAGCTGTGCGATCTTCATTCGCACTCGTCTGGTTCTGAAGCCCGATCGACTTGAACCCACCCACATAATCGCTGGCATTCTTCAGCATCTGAGCGGTGGAGACGCCCATGTGAGTGTTCACACCAGCCGCATTGAAGCCGAGATCCGCTGCTGCAAGGGGCACAGTGGCCAAGCCACCGATGGCGATAGCGCCCTGACCGAGACCGAGAGCAGCATCCTTGAGCATTGAACCGGGAGTGCTGGTCGCTCGACCATCGTAAGCATCACCTGCTTGGTTCAAGCCAATGAGCATTCCCTGACCGACTTCAGGGCCATATTTCTGGATGATCTGGTCGGGTCCGAGGGTCGCAAGATCCTTCTCGACCGGGTTCGCAGAACTGAGTCCCGATCCCGTGCGGCGAGCAATCGCTGCATTCAGGAACGTCTGCTTATCCGGCAGACCCCCCATATCGACTTTCTTGGAGTCAGAAGCCGCAGCAACCTCGGCTTGCTTCTCAGGAGCAGCCTGAGCGACAGCCGCCTGCTTCACCAGAGGAGTGGGAACGGGTGTCGGGACAGGTGCAGGAGCGGACCCTGAGAAAGCCGGCACCGGGGACGGATTCGTCCCGAGTGCAGAGCTGAGCAGATCCGACACGTTCGCCATGAGTAAGTCCAACCCGGAGGGTACAATTGCGAAGACCCTATAGGCTGACTTCAACGAATAGAAGGCCCCGTTTGCACGAGGCCCTCCTAGATATACTCACTACAATTTAGATATAACTTAGTTGTTGAAGCCGTTCGAAGCGGGAGCCACCGCTCCAGAGATCGCCGAGGCAGCGTTGCTCGAACCAGGACGACCAGGATAGGTCGGCACCAATTTCTGCTTCTGGAGGTTGCCTACAGCTATAGAGAGCAGCTCTTTTGCACGGTTGTACTTCGTCTGGAGAGCCGGGAGCCCCGCATAGTCCGGATGAAGAGCCGCTCGCTGCTGACCCTGTTGCACCGCCGCAAAAGCAGCTTGCTGTTGGGCCTGTGCAGCCTGAACACTCTGAGAGAGCGCCGTTGCAGCGTTGTTCTGGACAGACTTCGTGGCCAAGCCATCCGGATCAGCCATATTGGCGATCTCGGCTTTCACACCGGCATCGTTCAGGTTGATGCTGTTTCGGCCGGGGTTTCCATGGAGCCAACCGCCTTCGGCATAGCTTCCATAGCGGTTGAGTAGCGCCGCCGCAGTCGCAGGGTTCATGGGTACTTTGGCTTGGGCGGCGTAGTCCAAGATCTTGTTCAGAGGATTCCGGATCAAATCCGGATCGATGGTCGAAAACTGCCCGTCTTTCTGACCCTTAAGGCCTGCCACGACATCCGCCATCGGCGTATTGTCTTTTTGGAGCTCAGTGTACTGGCCGGCAATGCCTGGAGCCGTATTCTGCCCGACGAACTGGCCTGCTTTGCTGGTGAGAGCCGTCGCTTGCATCTGTGCATTACGCTCGGCTTCGAGCATCGCATTGGGGGAGTTCGCCAACCACTTATCAACGGCATGAGGGCCAGCATTGTAGGCAGCAAGCGCCTGGGGGACGTTGCCGTTGTAGTGATCCAGCTGGTCTTTGAGGTAATACTGACCTGCAAGCTCATTTGACGCTTGGTCGTTGATGTCCCCCTTGATGTCAGGATGGGCAGCCTTCAACTCTGCAAACGTCGCAGGCATCACCTGGGCGATACCTTTTGCCCCCTTCGACGAGGTGATCGTCTGACCAGTCTTCGGATCGATTTGCTGCCCAGAGGACTCCTGGTTCTTCAAAGCGCTCATGATCGCCGCAGCCTTCGCGTCATTGTCCATGCCGGACAGATCGGGAAGATTCGGGACGATTTTGTTCACATAGTTGCGAGTCTGGTCGTAAGGCCCAGGCGGAATAGACGCAATGAAGCCTGCATTGTCGGAGATCAGGTTTCCTGAACCAGAGGTGCCACCGGCAGCGCCTGCAATCGCACCAGCTGCTCCATTGGGATTACCAGCCGCACCCGGAGCATACTTCGACTGAAGAGCCTCCATGGCTCGGGAATAGGCTCCAGGGGTGAGCGAACCTCGCTGGGCTTCCAAGAGAGCGCTGGCTTCGTCGAAGTTCGTCGCTTGGGGCGTGATCTGGGCCGTAACTTTCGCAGCCGAGTTCAGATCGTCGTAGTTGTTGCCCGTAATCTTGGTGTTCAGGTTCGTCTGACCGGTGCCAGCATTGATCGAGTTCACGTTCGCCTTGGCTAGATCCCCGGCATAGGGCAACTGAGCCTGCGTCATGGCATTGTTGAGGAGCGTCGTAGCCCGACTGTCGACGCCTTTGAGCGCATCGGGAGTCAGATTGGACCGGTCGACGCCATTGAACAAAGCTCCACCGGCAGCAGCAGCAGCCTGAGACTGAGCATCCGGGTACTGAACTTCGTTGTTGGCGAGAGCGCTCGCAGCTTGCTGCTGTTGCCAGTCGTGGAACTTGCCCAGACTGTCGCTCAGACCGCCAAAAGCATTGTTTAGCGACCTCCCAGCAAGAGCCGTAGCCCCGAGAGAAGTGTTGAAATCCGGTGCGGCGACATCACGCCAGGTCAGGGTGGGCATGGAGATGGTCCTCTCAGACGGTCGTCTTGAGCTGGTTCGCGTTCACGTAAGCCTGCTCTTGGCCCGGACTCTGATTCTCCATCTTCGCCCGAGAGCTCGCGATGTTGTTCAGGTTCGTATTGTAGGCGCCTGCCTGGTTCGAATAGTTGTCGCTGGCGAGCTGCTTGTTGAAATCAAAGCTCTTCTGGGCGAGCTGCGTGGCATTCCACGCAGTCCAGAGATTGCCGAGCGTCGAAAGGCCGCCGAGGGCGAGCTGTCCCGTGCCGACGTTCAGACCCAGACCCGTATTGAAACCGGCGCCGCTTGCACCGCCCACTCCAAGATTAGAACCGAGACCCGAAGCAGAGCCTCCAATTCCAGCAAGACCCGTGGGAGCCGCAGCAGTCGCTGTCGCCGTAGGAGACGCAGTGAGTGTGGCAAGCTGATCAGGAGAGATCCCCAAACCGGCCAGCTGAGCACCCGTCACATTGTAAGTCGCATCGGCCATCAGGGGCTCTTTCAGGTCATATTCGGGAGAGTGGTGCTAAGGTTCGCATCGCAGAAGTTGCTGATGTAACTCATTGAGAGGTTACAGACATCACTTCCGGTCATCAAAGTTCTGTTTAAGAAGTTCGAAGGCGCCTCAGCGACGATTGTCGAGTTGGGCACGTTTGGCAAGTTGACGTCGGTCAGCGATAGGGGATTGATTGCCAGGTCAGCTCCACCACCCGCCCCAAACATAGCGGTATATTGGGCCTCGACCTGTGCGTCAGCCGCATTATACTGGGCTTCCATCGTTTGTGTCGAGGCTTGTATCTTTTGAGCATCGCCTTGCAGAACTTGAGCGAAGCCATTGCCCGCAGACTCGGTGAGCTTCAGCAAATTGGTGGGCTGAAGCATCTGACCCAGAAGGGCAGAGGGAGTCGTGCCCATGGCAAGGGCCGTTCCCACTTGCAGGGCGACGATCCCGGCGATAGCTCCAATGATTGCGCCGAGCTGAGGTCCAAAAAGGTCTGTGGACCCTACTTGGATCAGCTGCACGAGCACGATGGCTGCCAGAGCATTCGCAACGGCTCCGACGATCGCAGCCGCGGTGCCTGAGAGCCCAAGGGACATACCCACAGAGAGGTTCGTGCCGAGCAAACCTCCAGCGCCAATGCCCAGACCTCCCGTAGCCACCGAGAGGGCGATCACCACGACGATCAAAAGCACTTTGAACCAGCCAGCTGTGTACCAAGGCGCAGTCACAACGGTGTAACTGTTGAAGACCAAGAAACAGCAAGCCGTTGCCATCTGTGTGCTCGTAATGAGCGACATCGAGGCATAGATCTCTTCGTTCAAAGGGATAATGAAGGGGCTCTCAGAGCTATCTGAGAGTGCAGCAATGGCTGTCGTGACCACCGTCTTGCCGCCATAGATGGCATTGGTGTGGGTCAGGTTGTAAATATCGAGCGCACGCCAGCTGTTCGAGTCGACTTGCCAGTACAAGCGAGTGTGGGTCTGCTCCTGCGTGGTGGGAAGCGAACCAATGGCAGCATTCACCCAGGCTGGAGCGCTGACAAAGGTGTTCGAAGTGTTCTCGAACCAGAACTCACCAGCCTTTGCCGGAACTCCCAGCTCGTTCATGAGCTGTCCCGAGCCCGTTGTCTCATTGAGACCGGCCCACGAGATCGTCATGTTGTAGTTCAAGATGGCATCGTTCGTGCTCGCCACCTGCACAGAGTAGCTCGGAGCAGCAGGGTATGGCACCACAGTGGGACTTGCAGTCCCATAAAGCGGGTTGGTGCTGTCGCTCTGAGCGACTTGCCACTCTGCCCAGGTTGCCATCGACGCAGCAGCCACAGCATAAGCTGCTTGCCAGTCCTGGAACTCGCTGTTCGAGAGATTGAGCCCTTGCATAATGTCGAGAAAGAACTGGTAGATGTAGTTTCGACAGGCGTTCTCAGCCACGTTCAGCGAGACGCCGAACACAATGTAAGCGTAATCGATGTCGCCGACATTGGCGTTTGCTTTGATCTTGGTGACGATGTCGTCATATTTGGCGTTGAGCGACTTCGTAACCGCCTTCTTCGCCTGCGTGTAGACATCCGGCATGTAGGAAGCCGAGATGAAGTTCTTGTCCACCATGATGGGGATATAGGGAAAAAAGAGACCAGTGTCCGAGGTCGCCGTGAAGAGCGCATCGAACGCAGGATTTCCCGAGCCCTGCTTGTAAGCGAGAAACAGCACCTGGGTCCAAGTGTCTGGGACATAAGGCACTGCCGGAATATCCGGAGTCGGAGGAGGCCCGACAGTCGCAGGGATCTCTGGAGAACCAGGGGTGCCAGGGATCCCATAGTTGTAGGCGACATAGAGATACTGGGCAGTGGCGTCGAAAGGGGGAAGCGTGAATGTGGTCGTCGTCGTGTCTGCGAAAGTGATCGTGACGACGCCGGTGCTTCCGTTGAGATCGCAGGTGTAGGCCGTGTTCAGGAGGGTCGGATAATTCTCGACCATGAACTCGTTGACCCAGAAGGTGAAATCAAACTGCCCGATCGAGCTTGCTTGGATGACCAGACTTTGGCCAGCCGGAGGAGGCGGAAGCAAAGGCTTCAGAACTGTCGGGTCAAGAGCCGAAGTGAGGCTCAGAGGCGTGGTTGAAATGCCCACCAAGTCATCGTAGCCAAAGTCCCGAGCCCACCTCGAAAAGCCTCGAAGCTGGATGCCAGGACCATTGATGTAAGCGTTCTGGAGCTGCTCGGTGATCGACTGATCGCTATCGGAAAGCACAGCCCCCAGCGTCGTCGTATCGAGGAAATTCGGCCTCTTATTGACGTCACCAGCCAGATTATAGACGGTAGACGACACGCTGATCGTCTTCGTCGGACTAAAAAAGTCGCTCCAGAAGCTCATTGGTTCAAAGCCCCTTAGGCAACGGGGGCGCCAAAGCCGTTGTTGGACATGATCGAGGTGAGCACCAGGTTCACGGAGTCATTCGTGAAGCCGTTGGGCGGGAGAAGGCCGTCATCGATCGTTTTCTGGGTGATCCAGGCATCCGTGAAGATCTTCGCAGCCTTCACCTCGGCATCTCGCTGGTAGGAGATGATCTGCTGCTTGTAGAGAGCTTCCTGAGCGCCCATGACGCCAGCAATGGGAACGCCATCCAAGCGAGTGTCCGAAGTCTGAGCCCGTTGCGCATCACCCTGTTCGGCGACAAGAGCGAACTGAGCCGGCAAGATGTTCTGGTAGGTAAAGCGAGCAGTTTCCATGGCGATACGCCCTGTGATCGCCTGGATTTGAGCCGTCTGCGAGCTCCAGAAGCTGGCGTCAGCGCCAAGCACGAACTGCACCGCGGTTTGCATCGCAGCAGCCGTGAGGTCCGTGAAAGCCTTCGTGTATTCAGCACCGGTGATCCGGTTGTTCTCGTACTCGTGCTTGAGCTGGGCTTTCATTCCAGCCATCAGCTGGTCGAAAGCGCCAGTTCCGCCCACGGAACCCGTAGTCACCCGCGAGATGTTCATGGGCTGAACGGCAGCATACATCGTATCCGTTCCCAGCTCCGGAAGCTGGAAAAGCGAAGACGTGATGTCGACCGGATTGATCGTGGCGAGGTCTACGGTGTCGGTCGTGTTCGTCATGTGCTGCGGCCCTTAAAAGAAAGGCCCACTGGCTCTTTTTGGAACCAAGTGGGCCAATAAACACTCGAACTCAGAAGGTCAGAGCGACTCTTCGTTGGCCCCAGCGAAGACGCCGGCAGCAGCCTGGGCCGTGGCGAGCTTGTCGAGTTCGGACCGCGTGAGGGGAGGAAGGATCTCCAGAGCGAACTCGCTCGCCCAATTTTGGGAGACCTTCGACTGACCGTTCGCAGTCTTCGTGGTGCGAATGTTCAGGAACTTCCGATCCTTCATCATCGTGTAGAGGATGAACGGCACATGGTAGCCGTTGTCGGTCACTTCGCCGAAGGGAATGTACTTCGAGACCGTGCCGAGGAATTCGTTACCGACCGTGAGGATCTCGCCGGGAAGCTCTTTCTTCTTCGGGTCCATGTTGGTGATGCGAAGCCGCACCAGCTTCATTTGGTCCCGCATGAGGATCTCCCGAGTCGTCAGCGGCTTGCCGGTGACCGGGTTCACGTCCTTGACCGGATCTTCGCCGGTGAGAGGATTCGCCTGAGCAGGCGCATTGTCCGCTTCAGCGTCGGCAGTCACAATTTCGCCGGCCATCTTGGCTTCGATCTTCTGGCGAAGCGCCTGAATGCCGATGTTGTTCGAGAAAACCAGCCCCATGAGCTTCGCACGTTGCTTCAGCACAGTCAGCTCATCGCTGCCCATACCTTCGGGAGTCTCGCTCACCTTCGGTTCGCCGGAGGTATCGTTGCCCTGGTTCTCGTCATTCATGGGATTCTCGGTACTCACTGAGGATTGTGTTCAGGAAAGAAAGGGAGAGCCGAAGCTCTCCCTCTGTTGTGTGGCCGTCGATTAGATCGGAGCGACGGTGTAGATGATGCCCATGCGCTCGGGCCGCTTGATCAGGATGCCGTAGTACCACTTGATCGAGCTGAACCCGGTCTCGCCGTAGGGATCGAGCTTGGTCAGGTTGTCCCTGCCCGGCATCTTCGTCTGAACGGCGAACTTCACCGTCTTGCCGTCCGTCTGGAAACCGATGGTCGTCCAGCTGTCGTCGCCCAACACGAGCATCGGGAAGACGTCGTAGTGGTAAGTGCCCGACACCGAGGTGCTCTGGTAGCCGGGGTTCGTCCCGACAGCAGCGCCGGCGCCGGCGTAGTGGAGCATTTCCGGCACCTGCACGATGCGGAAGTTGTCGATCGAGCCGATCTCGCCATTCAGGATCGTGCCGGCGTCAGCGTAATGCTGGACCGAGATGAAGGCGCTGTTGCCGAACAGATCCGTCATGCCCTTGAGCAGGGGCACGACATCGCCGCCGACGAACATCACACGAGCCGCAGGGATCGTCTTCGTGTCGATCATCCGGGAACCGGTGATGACCGTGGTCTGCTTCGGAGTGCGGTTGTTCGTCAGCACCAGGTCGAGGCGCATCAGGTTCTTGTAGGAGACGATCGAAGGCGTAGCGCCTTCGCCCGAAACCGTCGCCTGCGACACAGCCGAACCAGCGAAGAGGATCACGCCCGCCGAAGCGAGCAAGTCACGCTGAAGCACCGCTTCCGTCAACTGGACGGCGCCGTTCATCAGTTCGGTCGCCAGGTGGTCCATCAGCTCTTCGTCGGTGTCGAAGTCGAGCGATTCCTGGGTGAACTCGGTGAAGAAACCGAACTTGAACAGGGAGCCCTGGACCGACAGACGGGTGAAGCCGACTCGGTTCACTCGGCCGCCATCTTCGGTCAGCGCCGGGAGCTTCGTGTTGATCGTGCCGACGTCTCGCGAAGAGCCATAGAGATTGCCGTTGGCGATGGTAGAGCCGTTCGCGTCGAGGCCCTGGTTGTTGACGTTGCGGTCGTCGAGCAGGGGAACGTAGTTGTAGACCTTGATGGTCTTGCCGAAGTGCTTCGGCATGTTGACCGTGTTGGCCAACGGCATGAAATACTGGTCCTTTCGGGCGGTGATGATCGCCTTCTTGAGGTAGAACCAGGGCTGCAACTGATTGGGCGTGTTGCCGGAGTCGATGACGCCGCCATCCGCGAGGCTGGGGATATAGTTCAACATGACTTAGAGCGCTTTCAAAGGTCAGACACGGCCAGCCATTTGCTTCAGAAAGTCCTCGTCGCTCATAGCGAGCGGGTTCGAGGCGACCTTCGCAGAAGCAGCAGGGGCCTGTCGGGTGGTGGACGCAGCCGCAGCTCGGGCGCCATTCGTCAACGCAGGCTTGGGAGCCGCGACACGAGTGGCCACCACAACTGGGGTTTTGGCCGGGGGAACAGGCTTGGAAATCAGATCCTTGAAGGCGTCCGCCGCCGTCATCTGATCTCCCACAACCTTGTAGGCTTGGAGAAAAGGAACACTTGTCGGAATGGATCCGAGAGTCTGGCGACGATGCACCTCAGCAGCGATTCGGTCGTAGACACCGGTCTCGCGCTGGCCGTGGATGATCGACATAATGTCGGGCGACTTCCAGAGAGCGTCCTTACTGGCCTGATCCCAATTATCGTTGATGACCTTGAGAGTTCCCACACGATCCGGAGTGGACTTCATGTCCTCCAGAGCCGAGTGGAAAGCGACTTCATCATCACTGACTCGGTGATTGCCTTCACGATAGGCCGGCTCGACGGAGGTATCGATCTCCTGGGGGTCGAGGCCGGCTTCCTTGATGAGCTTCTTGATCGCTTCGGGGTTTTTCTTATCCAAATCAATCAGATAAGTAAGCTTGCCCTCGTCCATCAGCCCATTGTTCTGGAGCATGGCCAGCACTTTGCGGTGCGGAACCAGCTCCTGCATCTTCTTCGTGTAGTTGGCGCCCATCTGCATGAGCTGGATCGCCTCATCCGGCGTCTTGAGCTCGATGGTGCGGCCATTCGCCTTGAAAGGCAGCATGACCTGCTTGTAGAGCGCCTCGTAGTCGGGACCGCCAGCGGCTTCTTCTTTGCCGTCGACCGTCTCGCCTTCGTCCTCACCCCCGTTGGTTCCATCTTCGCCGGACTCGTCGTCATCGGCGGTCTTCGCCTTGACGACTTTCGGCTTGGGTTTGGTCTCAACGACGGTTTCGGAAACAGGTTCGACGACCCCGGTCGGCTTGTCCTTCGCGGGAGGGACAATGACCTTGTCGTCTTTGCCTTTAGGCGGCTGAACCGGCTCAGCTTGGGTGGTGACAACCGGTTCAGCCGCCTCCGTCAGTGGCGCAACCACTGCGGCATCGACCTTCTCAACAGGGTCAACAACCTCCGACTTGGGAGGGTTTTTCAGAAAGTCCTCATCGGACATATTGAGAAGGTCGGAAGCGGACATCAGACTTCGACGCCTTCCGAGCCTTCGACCTCGGAGGCACGAGCCTCGACGAGAGCCTCTTCGATGTCGGCGATATTCCGATCGGCCATGCCGCCCATCTGGATCTGCAAGCTCAGGTAGCGCTTCAGATGGCCAGAAGCCTGGGCCATATTGAGCGCATCGGCACGATTCTCAGCACTCAGGGACGGATCAGCGCTCTCCTGAACGTAACGAGCAGCATCGTCACGGCAGAAACCTTCGAGGATGATCTTCCGGAAGTCCATGTTGCGAGCAAGACGCTCCGCACGGGTCTTCTGTTCGAGCAAGTGCTTGTTGAATTCGAGCTGGTTCTCGAGTTGAGCGACTTCAGACATATCTGAGTGGTCCTTGAGGGAAAGTTGACTTAGTTCGACTTGACTTGGGCACTGTTAAAACATTTTCGAACCAAGTCAAAGCATAACTTACAGCGTAGTAGTCTTCGCGAGATGATTATAACCTACGGCGGCATGAATATCAGGCTTGCTCTCTCCTTCCTTTGTTGGAGTAGTGAGCGCCTTCGTCACCGCCAAATGCCGCTGACCTTCTGCATTTGTGGAAGCCAACTGCTGCTGACTTAGGGCATTAGCCTGCTGAAGCTCCATATCGCGAGCATGGGCCGTGCCCGTTTCTTGCTCGACGTAATCGAGATTGGTCTTGTCCTTGCGAGCGTCTTCCATGCCTGCCTTGGACTGGATCAGTTCGATCTCGGCCTGAAGTTTCTGAACCGCGAGCTGGGCAGCCTGCAATTGGAGTTGCGTGATCTGCTGCTGTTCCGGGGAAGGCGGAGGCGGAGGGCTCGGTTTGAAGTTGCGGAGCTTTTGAGCCAAGACGGGCATACGCTTCAGTTCGGCGATCTCGGCCAGGATCATCATCGTGATCTCAGGGCCAGCCGCAGGGCCACAAGTCTGGAGCATGAAGCTCAGATCCTGGCCTTTGGCGTCGTCGACTTCAGCCGTGGAAATGTCCACATCGAGATCGAAGTTGCCCTTGAGGTCTTCACGGCTGATCTCGACGAACTTCTCGTTCGTGACCATGACCGTCTCTTTGTCGGACAAGAACACGGCATTCATGCCAATGATCTTGGTGCCAATGTCGACCATGCCCTTCGCCAAACGACGAAGAATCGCCATCTCACGGAGAGCAGCTGCATCGAGTGCAGACTTGGCATTGGCGGCGACAGAGCCGTAGGCCGAACCAGAGATGCCACCGGAGAAGCTCTTCACACCTGTGAGGGCTTCCGCTTCCTGGTTCACCATGGCCGTCATGGACAGAGCCGACTGCGGCAATTCCGGGTACTTGTGCTCGATAATGCCGTTCGCCGGCGACATATTCGGGTTGAACTCGTAGTCCTGCCCGTTCTCGTAGCGACGACGGTTCAGAGGATCGAGCATTCCCTTGGCAATGCCCTGCTGGCCATTGGCGGAGCGACCGAGCAAGTCGATCATGCCTCGCATCACAGCACCCAGGATCGCCTGATTGTCCTCGAGCAGGGCCGCATCAGGTTCACCGTAGAGGTGACGCTTCACCGGCATATAGGGGACCAAAACGATCGGGAGACCCTCATCCGGATAGGGATTGGGCTCCATCCGGACCAGAGTGGATCCGATCCAGGTAGCGACAAACGGCACAAGAACGCCGTCTTTGTTCATGTCGTAGAGGCCCCAATACTCATAGGCGACGACCTTGCGGCGCATCGTGTCGAGCATCATCGACTCACTGGGGGTCTGGGTCCTGTGATTGGGCTCGCTGACCGGGGCGTTGGACGACCAGTTCACCTTGTCGAGGTTCTTGTATTTCTTGGGTTCTTTGAGAAGCTCAGACTTCGAGGTCTCGAACGTGATCACGCAGAAGAGCGCCTTGGAGATGTCTCCATTGCACGAGGGATCGATGAAAACGTTCCGCGGATCGAGGACTTCGACAGTCGGAAAGTTCTGAAGGACTTTTTCGTGGGGGACTTCCTCAGTCCCATTCTGCACGGCCTTGGTGGCTGTCCCGGTCTCCTCGTGAAGATCGACAGCGGCTTTCACAGCCGGATGGACCTGATCTTCGTAGGCCCTCGGATTCTCCTGCTTGAGGTCAAGAGCCTGCTTCAGGGTCTGAGCATCTTGCTCATTGTCGATTTCATAGTGATCCCAGACCGGCACAGTCTTCTTTATATGGACAGTCTGCCGCCTCCAGCCCACTCGAACGATGCACGTACCCTCATCGACCGTCGATCGAACGTAGTCATCAACGAACTTGACGCGATTGAGTTTGGTTCGGAACTGCCAATTCAGCACGAGTTCGTTCTGAGTGGCCGCAGCAGCGTCTTCATAGGTGCAAGGATCCACCTTGAAGAGCTTGTTCGAACCAAGGAAAGGCTCACTCAGCGCAGCATAGCGCCACTCGGCTTGACGTCGAATGAGCTTCGGCTGGACTTTGGAGCGCCCCTTGGGGGCTTTCTCTCGGCGACCTTCACTCTCGCCTTCATAGGGGCCATTACGCTTCTCCCCATGATGCCGACCATGCAAGAGACCCGTCCAAGTGTCGACTTTGGCAACGTGCTCGTCGTGAGCACTACGAGTCGACTCCAGATCACGCTTCAGGATCTCGACAGTCGGCTCGTTTATCCATTTCGTGAGCTTGGTGTCCACGTCCTCAGCAAGCTGGAACTGGGTATCCTGGTTTGCATCACCGGTATCCATTTTGAGTCCCTTAGACGCCGAATCCAGTCGGGGTATCGTTGGTTCGAGCCAGGTGGAGTTCCTGCTTGGCTGTGGTCAGCGCCTCTTGGAGCTCTTTCACCTCATATCGGAGGGTGTGTATCTCGGCGATGAGTTCAGAAACCCTCGCCTTGTAGCCCTCCAGAAGCGGCTCGAAAGCTGCATTGATGGCCAACTGCATGGCTGGACCACGATTGACGAGGCCAACAAGGAAGCCTGAGAAGCCACTGATGATCGCTGATCCCAGGCCAACTCCGAGAGCAACGATCCAATTGGGGATGTCTGCTCCCGCAGCCTCAACCGCCATCTTCATTTCACCTTTTTGGCGAAAGCAGCGGCAATTGCATTCTCGTGAACCACGCTGAGAGAGCTACGAGCCACACCCTTGACAGCCTCGACCGCCCTGATACCGGCCAAGCCAGTCCAGAGACCCAACACCGTGCCGAACATCTCGATCGGCATCAGGGGAAGCTTCGTTGCCGAGGCGACGATCTGATAGATGACCGCCCAGACGCCGACCCAGCCCATAGCAGGCCGCCATCCACCGACGAAAAGCCGGCCCCAGAACGAGGGCTCCAGCTTGATCGCTTCCTCGTTGGCGTCGACCGCAGACTTGGAGAAATCCAACTGCGAAGCGTGCCGTTCCTGAAGCACAGCCAGTTTGGCGGCGGCATTCGGGTCAGCCTGGATGGCTGTCGCCAAATCAGACACTGAAGCTTCCGGGGTCAGGCCAAAGGCTTGAACCAAGGAGGGCATCACAGCAGCTGCGACCGTGCCGCCAACACCGGGGAGGAGCATATTCGCCAGCAGCGGCACACCATTGGTGAGCAGCAGATCGACGATGGGCTTCAGGTCATCGAGAGCGACGTTCATGAAGCCTTCTCCAGAGCAGAGGCACGTTGGGAATTGTGGAAAGCGAGGATCCCGAAGACAGCCGCCACAGCGATGACGACACCGAAGATGATCAGCTCGGTGGTCGTTGAAATCTGAGTGGGAACAGCGAAACTCGTGGGCACCGTGGCCGTGGAAGCCACCGCAACAGTCGTATGGGCAGTTGCAGTCTTGCGAACCGTGGTGGCAGACGCCTTCATCGTGACCGAAGCAGCCGCAGGAGAGATCGTCTCCCACTTGATGCCTTGGGCTTCAGCTTCACCGACCCTTCGACCCCAGTCAGTGCCGAAATACTTCCAGGTGCTGAGAGCGTGCAGAAACGAGAGGCGAGCGTTCGAAATCGCCGTGACCCGAGGAACTCCCGAGAGAGCGCTCGTGCTGGCAAGGACATTCTTGGCTCGACTGACGCCCGAATTGACGCCGTAGTCAAACGCCACCATGCTCACGCCTTGCGTGAGCGTAGAGCCTGAAATGGGCGTGAAGTACCCGACATCGTAGATGTGCTGAACGTCTGCATCCGAGATGTCGCGAAGCTGGGTGACCGTCCTTCCGGGGAAGAACTGCTTGAACGTCGCGAAGGTGATCCCCTTCATCGTCGCTCCACCCGGATCTTTCGGGTTGTCGGCCCAGCCACCCTCAAAAGCGAGGGTGACCGGCAGAATCGTGGCGAGATCAGCCATTTCAGAAGCCCTTGATGGCGACGTAACCGGGAGTGACGGTAGCTCCAGCCGTGGTGACGATGGCTCGGACCAGCTCGTAATTCACGTTGGTGAGCGTCATGGAGACGGTGGACGAGGCGACTGCGAGCAAAGGCGAACCAATGAGGAACCAGGAAGCGCCACCATCCTCTGAAGCCTGGAGCTGCAAAGCCGGAGCAGTCGTCGCAGCGCCAATGTTGATGGTCAGCGAGAGATTGCGGCAGTCCTGAACATTCAGGGCATTGCCGGAAGTGGTGGTGGTCGTCGCCGAGAGCGTGGTGAGCGAGATCGCTCGATCGAAGATACGTCGAGTGAACTGAGCCATCCCCGAGGAGCCCTGAAGACGGTTCCTGGACCGGGTAAACGAGGGCGTGGTGCCGCCGATCGTCTCGACAACACGAAGTCGAGTCCCCTTCATGATCAGCTTCGGCGAACGATAAGCGCCAGCCGCCGTGATTCGGGAGAAGTGGTAGACGTCAAACCAGTTCGTGCCGTCTTCGGACTCTTCGACAACAACATCCATCGTCGGAGAAGTGCCGGTCACAGCGGTGACGACCTGGTTGACTTCATATTCGGCGCCGAAGGTGGGCGTGACTGCCGCGCTCGTGGTGGTCGCCGTGATCGCAGCCGAAGCTTGATCCGCGGTAGCTTGAGGAGCGCTCAACTCAGCGATCACAGTGCCGAGAGCATTCGTGCCAGCCGGCAAAGGAGAAGACGGGTCGAAACCCACGGTCACAAGCGAAGTGTCCGGAGCCGACGAAACAGCCATCGTCAACCCAAGACTTCCAGCTCCGGTGAGAGCCGTAGACAGACGGGCTCGGGCCTGAGGGAAGCCAGCAACCGAGAGCTGCCAGGCTTTCGAGAAGTTCGCCGAGAGGGTGAACACCGAGTCCGTAAGATACGAGTCGGTTCGAGCCGCCTTCAGGGGCAGCCAGTTCGCGCCGTCATAAACCTCAAAAGTGATGGCGCCGCCTGTAACGGTCGCACCGCCGACAGCCGTGAAGATCACCGTGTCGTAGCCCGAAGTATTGACCACAAAGGCCGTATTCAGGGCCGTGGCGCTCGTCCAAGCCGTCGTCACAGGCGACAAATAGGCGTCATACATCGGAACAGCATTGGCCGGGCCAATGGGTGCTCCAAGCAGCTGATTTACGTTGACGACAGTGATGCCTGCCGAGTCGACCCCCGCAATCGCTTCAATGAGCGAAATATCGCTCGGAACAACGACCAAATCGCTTGCCGGAGGGGAAAGGACTCCGAGGGTCCAAGTGTCTTCAGACATCGTGCAGTACCTTCTCTGAGCGCCAATTGGCTTATACCTGGCTCAGTGTACATGCAGTAGTCTATTATAGACATTATATACAACTAGGAGGAAGCTATTGTTGCTTCCTCCTACTTAGAGTTTACTTTAAGGGATAGCAATAGCAGCAGCTTCTGCGATCAAGGTAGGCAGTGTCGAGGGATCGATGCCGATTGCTGTCGCCAGTGACCCGAGCGTTGTCGAATTGGCCGGGATGACGTTCGTACCATGGGCAAAGAAGGCGCTGACGGCAGGATTGTTCAGCGTTGCGACCGCATTCTGCACTAGAACCCATTGCGCCGCAGTCAACACAGCTTGCAATTGCCAAAGCTGACAAGACGGAACTTGTTCAGGTGCTGAAGGTGCTAGCGAGGGTGTATTTCCCGCCCCCAGCCAGGTCTGATATGCCACCCAGTCGATATTGGCCGGATCATTGGGGATCATTGCATTGTCGGAGTCGCGTCGAACAGACGTTGAGTTGGCCATTAGGGTATAAGACACTTTAGATATCCGAACTGGCGGTGAAGTTTATCTGGAAACCACCCGTGAGGCTGGAACCGTTTAAACTTACCGTGAGACCAAAACGTGAGGAACCAGAGACATAAGCAGCCTGGTCGGAGCCGGCATTGTTTGCATAGACATTCCCGGAAGCTCCGCTGTTGGGCGAATAGATAACAATGGTCGGATTTGCGTGCATCGGCATTGGAAAGAACCCCGAGAACACAACAAGATAGCTGATTGCAGTCTGAGCAAAGACCGCAAAAGCGGGCGAAGCGCCAGCCGTGCCGGGCTTCACGCCTGCGGCATAGGTCGACAGATAGTATCGCAGCGCGAGCGACCATTCATCGGTGATGATCCGACGCTCGAAGTTCGTAGCCGTAGAGCCAGCCTCGAACTGCGGTTGTAGAACAGTTCCAGTCGTGAACTCGACGTTCGTTTGAGTGTTGACGGTGAGCCCTGTGACCGTGAAAGGCGCAGCGACATAGGAGCCTGTGCCGGTAGTGCCAGTGCCCTGCCAGACACGGGCATGAGCCGTGCCCGCTTGCGAGAGTGTGTAAGACCCACCTTCGATAAACACCGACTCGATGGGCAGAATCAGCGAACCTGCCGTAATCGTCAGCGTCGTGTCGAGGCCAGAGGCCGAAAACGTATAAGTGCAGCCTGAAGCGCCTGCTTTTACGCCATCATGGCCATAGACACCTGCGGCAAGTGTAACTGTGCCGGAAACAGCCCGCTGATTGATGACGAAAGTCGGATTTCGGAGATGGTTCCGAGAACCCAGGCCATCTCCGGTCAGACCGAGAGTGACATCGCCTGTGCCACTATCGGCTCCCGTCGAAGTCAGCCCAACACCCCAGCCTGCGATCACCTTAGCGATGACCGCAGACCCGGCGTTAGTCGTATTCAGCATCGCCCGAGTGAGAGATCCGCTCGGGATCTGATCAGACGGATTGATCTTGGTCTGCGCCACGAACAGCTGCTTTCTTGCGAGGGCCAGCGAAGCGATCACCCCGCTTGGGATCGAGCTGCTTGCGCAGGGATTCGTTGTCTTCGTCGGCCTGCTTGATGCGAGCGAACAGGGCAGTAATCGTCGAGTTCTTCTCTTCGTCCAGCGCATGAAGATGCTGAATATGAGCCTCGGCCTGGTTGAGCTGCTCATCGAGAGCGAAATTCGCTATCGAAGTCTCGCCGTATTCCTTCTGGAGACGCTGCACCAAGCGGAGCAGCGCCTCATGTCGGGTATCAATCTGTGCCATTCGAACTCAACCTCACTTCATGTAGTAAGCGCGCAACTTGTCGCCGGTTTGCGGGATCAAAAGAGCCGTGATCGTGCTGCCCGAGAGCGTGTAATCGTTGCCCGAACCAGCTTCGAGCAGCACGCCATTGAGGTAGAGCGAGAGCGTGTTAACGCTGCCGAACCCAGTGGTGGGCGTATTGGCGAGGGTGAACGTCGCATTGGAGCCATTCACAGTGCCCGAAGGCGTCTCGGCATTCACAAAGTCGGTGTATTTCGCGAAACCAGAGCCCGCCGTGTGATTGACCGTCGTGGCAAGAGCGCCGGCAACCGTGGTCACGTCACCCGTCAGAGCCGGGAAATCACCCGCCGTGAGGAAGCCGCCCGAAAGCTGGGCGAGACCAGCGCCCGTGCCGATAGCGACTGCGAGAGCCGTGGCAACGCCTGCACCGAGACCCGAGACACCCGTCGAGATAGGCAAGCCCGAAGCATTGGTAAGCGTGGCGCTGGAAGGAGTGCCGAGAGCGCCGCCGTTGAGTACAACCGAACCAGCGGAGCCCACAGCCACGCCAAGAGCCGTCTGAACACTGGCGCCGAGGGCAGAGGTCTGGAGAGCGCCGGTGATGCGGGTGTCGTTACCCTGAGCCGCCGTGCCAGAAGTCGTGCCGTAAGTGACCGAGAAGGTCGAACCAGCGAGGCCAAGACCGGTGCCGGCGACATAGGACGAACCCGACTGATCCTGGGTAAAGGCAATTGCGGTCGTATCGACGGTGATCGTGCCAGCCGTGGTCACGAACCATTTCGTGTTCTTGTAGGTCGTGCCATCGGGATCGAGCAGGAAGTAGTTGCCCTCGGGAAGCGCCGCAGCCGAAGCCCACCAGGTCGGACGAGTCCAACCGGTAGACGCAGCCACCCAAGGACCGTTCTGCGCAGCCGTGGTCTGAGCCGTGAGGAGAACCACATCGCCAGCGACGAGGACGTGACCATCGATCGTCAGAAGACCCGAAAGCGTGCCCTGGTTGGCGACAGAGACGACTTTGGCGCCATGCAGCGTGAAGCCGTTCACCAAGCCATCGACATAGGCCTTGTTCGCAGCATCGGTCGCCACAACGGGGTTCGCGACGGAGTTGATCTGGTTCGAGCCCATATTGAGGGCCGCAGTCATGGCCACAGAGCCGCCGCTCTGGATGAAAAGCCCGCCCTGGGCCAAATTGGCAGTCGGGATCGAATATCCAGAAACGAGGGCAGTCAGCGGGACTGACCCCGCCTTGATCTGAGTAGCGCCATTGATCTGGGTCTGAGCCATTTGAGATTGATCCTTTAATACTCGACCTGAATCAGGTCACCGATTTCGATATTCAGGGTACTTGGCAACGTGATTGAGGTATTCGTTATCGAGAACGATGAACCTGACTGTCGTAGACCGTTGATAAACACCATCGTTGAAGCCGACGGAGCCGTCTCATAGGTCCTAGTCTGGGTACCACCTACTGTCGCGACGAACTCATCTACGTTCGATAATCCACCGGAGGCACCCTGGGGGCCTCTCATTAGAGCTTGAACTGCTAGTGAGACCGTAGACGCATCAGAAGCGAAGGTTATGGGGACAGGAGTCTTCGTGTCCTGTGGAGACAGACTGACACTGGGGGGCGTATCACCTGTCCCAAGAGTCAATGCAAAGGGTGTAGAAGCATCTTGCTCGGTGAGAGCAATGCTCGGAGACGACACCAACTTGAGCAATACTACAGGAGGAACCACATCTTGCACAGCAAGAGTGACCCCAATTGCTGTAGATGTTGGCTGAAGCGAGAGCGTCACTGACTGACTGCCGGACAGATCTTCAGATCGACCGTATCCGACTTGATGACGGGATCAGGAGCCGCCGTATTGAAGAACTTGATGTCAAACTCGGCTTCACCCTTGGCGCTGAGCAGCTGAGCAAGCCATCCAGTCGTTGAGACCGAAGGCGCAAACAGCGTGATCACCCAATTCTGGGTCGAAGAGAAATCCGAGGCTTTCGCCAAGGTGACAATGATTCCAGGCGTAATCTCAGCCTTCGTAGTCTTATTTCGCAGCGTCGAGAGAGCACTCCACGCAGTTGAGGCGTCCAGATTGGATACTGTGCCCGCATAACTGAACGTGCTGCCGGCCTTCAATTCAATTTTGGTCAAGTCGGCCAACCCCCGTTAATCGGGGTTTATAGCTGATTTCTTTCACGTCAAGTAGTGATTTAAGTAAAGCAAACGTAAGTAGGAGGAAAACACAAGGCTTTCCTCCTATATAGTTCTATGCAGCCTCGGCTAAGTCAGAGAAATACTTGTGCATGACGGCGCAACCCATGGCGTATTCCGTCTGAGCCCAGAACCGATGATAAGTGAACACCGGAACCGGGGCAGTCGTCGGATTGGCATGGTAGGCAGCGATCTGTGCGTAGCCAGGATCGCTTTCCATGAACGAACGCACCGAGACGAAGGTGGACTCGGCGTTGATCGGATCTCCAGTGCCCGTCGTGCCCGTGAAGATCGATGGGATGTAGATCGGATTGCCGTACTGCACGTAGTCAGCTCGGGGCTCCGAGACCTCGACGCCCATAGAGGCTTTGTAATTGGTCCAGATGCAGTCCAAGAGCGCTTTGGCCAGCAGATAACAATCGTTTGGCGTCTTGCCATTGGGTGTGCCGGGGATCGGCGTCGTGAAGAGACCCAGATTGCGTTTCGCTTGGGCGTACAGAAGAAGTGTAGACGCCAGCGAACCAGCAACACCAAGATCCTCACCCGTCGAGGTGATCGTGAACTGCAAATTCGGGTTCGGGACCGATCCAGCGCTCCAGAAAGTCGCATAATTCGGGGACGTACCGGGCCAATTCAGGCTAGGCAGGTACTCGAAGTCGCCTTCGAGATTGGCGACAGTGGTCGTCTCGCCGACAACTTGGGTGCTGCTCACCCACGAGAGGTTGCTCGGAAGCGAGAACGAGCTGCCATCCGAGGCGACCGTGCAATTTGCGAGCACGCAATTGACCCAGCGATCCAGGATAACTTGAAGATTGGTCTGGATCGAGAGAGCAAGGGTGCTCGTCTTGCCCGCAGTCGTGTGGAAGAGCTCAGCGACACGACCGATACCCCACACCTGGTAGCCGAACCAGTTGTTCGAGGGCGGGTTATGCCAGACCGGGCTGTAAGTGTAAGTCATCCCATAGAAAGTCGCCACTTCACGACCGTCTCGGGGATAATTGACCTCATTGGGGGCAGAAAGCCCCGTCAGAGGCGTCAAATAGCGGCCATCGACCGAATTCGAGACACCACCGGCGATAAAGCCCTGTTCAGTCTGAAGCCAACGGATCATCTCCAGCTGACGAGTGAGCGAGAGCAGCCAGTCTCCAGCAGCTGTCGGCGACAAAGGCGTGTGACCTCCGCCACCCGTGGCCATCTGGTAGGCCGCATTGGGCGCCTGATAACCGAAATGGCATTCGCTGGAACCAATACGGAAGGACCAGGATGCCGGAACACCCGTTGCAGGGATCTCGCCGCCCCAGCTCATGTACCAAGAGATGAGGTAGTGACAGGCCGTTTTGGGAGCGCTGACCGTCGAACCGACCTGATTGTTGCCGATCTGCCGGAAATACTTGTCCATCGTGGCGTAGCGGAGATAGTCGCCCATCTTCCGAGCAGTTGTCTCAACAGCGGTCACAGCTGCGGGAGGAGCACTCGCAGTCATGTCCGTGGCTCGGAACGCCCACTGGAGAGCCCGGCCCTCGGCATCAGGCGCACAGGTGTAGCGCCACTGCTTGCCGTAAGCGAAGGGAGCGCTCGGATAGAGCTCGGTTCCCGTCCCATAGAGGGGCAAATAGCCGTAGGGGCCGCCAAAGTGCCAATCGTCCCAGCAGGGGAAGGTAATGGTGAGGAACGTGCTCTCCATCATTCCACGCTGGAAGTTGTTGATGTAGGTGCCGAGCGTCGATGTGTCGCCATTGTAGAAGCCAAAGGCTCCATCGACATCGATCAGCCAGTGCATGAGGAAGATCGTGGGGGTGCCGTAGGTAGCCAGAAGTTCGGCATAGAGCCCATCAGTGCCGACCGGGGCACTTACAACGCTGGTCACCGGATAGAGACTCGGCAAATCCTCTTCGGGCTGATACGTCGCCGGCGCCGCAGGCAAATAGGCGCTGATCGGCTGGTTCGTAGCACTCGGGATGTAGTTCGAGGTGATCGAATTCCAGCAAGCCGTGTAGCCAGTCCAGTCGCTGTTCAGCACACCCTGCCAAGTCTCAAGTCCGACCCAGAAAGAGATCGTCTCGGAGACGCTCTCGTGGCCATAGTCGGGAGCCTCGGCGATGAGCTTTTCCGGGCAATGATAAGGCATCTGGAAGGCTTTCGGCCCTGTCGGGGGACCAAAATACCCATTCGCAGTGTTTTTGATGGCCGCGTACATATAGTTGAAACGCGACAAATAGGGAGGAACGACCGAGATCCCGATCGTGCCTTGGCCTCCGCCCGAACCAAGGGTGCAATTCACCGGGTTCGAGAGCGCCACTTGGAACACCAGGCCACCTGTGGAAGCCGTGCCCAGATAGACGTCGATCCCCTGCGAAGTGACGCCAGGTGCGAAAGTCAGCGTCCCCGAGACAGCTCCGAAGTCAGTGCCGGCAATCGCAGTGCCAGAGACAGTCGTGTAATCGACCGTCGCAGTCTGAGCGCTGGCCTCATTGAGCGTGACGAGGAACGAGATCTTACGAGTCGTGGAAATGGTCATAGGTCAGGACACCGAAACATTGTTGATGGAGACGACCGGCAAGACAGTGAGCCCAGCCCCTGGAAGTGTGCCGATCCCGGTGCCACGAGTAGTCGTATTTCCCGATCCAGTCGGCCAACTCACGTCGACGTAGAACAATTCCGAAGCATGTCCGGTCGGAAGAGGAAGACGAACCGGGACAATGACCTGCTGAGTGGTCACTCCGGGTGCGAAAGTCAGAGTTCCGCTCACAGCTGTGTAGTCACCGTTCGCCGCGGAGGCTGTTCCGTCGCGAGTAGTGAAGTTCACCGTCTGTGGAGACGACGAAGCCGGCGAGAGAGTGACAACGAAAACGGCCTCTTGTGCCATTAGGTCCCCGTGAACGTGAGAAAGGGCGCCAAAACGGCGAGTTTCGGTGCCTGAGGCGTGGTCCAGTCGTCTTGAACGAGACCACCAGTGTCACCGGAGATGGGCGGATAGGCCCAATAGCAAGCCGACATGCCCTTGTTGCCCGCTGTGTCCTGACTGGTTCCCGTTCCGGCGAAGTCACCGTTGAGAACCTTGATCACGGTGCTCATCCAGACCGTCTCAACATCGCCATTCGGCTGAGTTGCGCCTCCAGAGCCGTCAAGCCCGAATTTGCCGCCCATTTCGCCCACCCAGATCGGGGCAATGCCCTGCTCGTAGATGTAGCCCCAGTGCTTGTGGATCTCAGTGTAGATCCCGGCCGGGTAACCAGTGACAGGCGAGCTATCGGTCGACAACCAAGCCTGCGAACCGACGCTCTGACCATACTCATGGGGCGAATAGACGACTTTGTGCGGCACTGAGAGCGTGATCGGATTGTTGGCGACATCCATGAGCTGGCCACCCCACCAGGTATTGTCGTTGTCGTAGGTGACACCATTGGACGTGCCCGTGAAGGCGCCAACGCCCTCCACGAAGATGAGCCAGGCAGGAGCAGCAGCGAGGATTGCGTTGCCCAGAGGCTCGACAAGGGCTTTCCATTCGAGCCAGGTGTAGACGTAGGGCTCGTTATGCACGTCGGCGCCGACAACGCAGGTGTTCGCAGCGTATCGAGTGGCCAAGAGCACCCAGTCTGCCTGCCATTGCGTCGTGGAATAGGGAGCAACGATGCCTGTGTCAGTTCCAGCGCCTGCCGAGCAACGGTGATGATCGAGCACGACGTACATCGAGTTCGCTTGACACCAAGCGATGATCAGATCGTAGATCTGAAGCGAGGTTTGCCCGACAAATTCGGGGTTCAGCGTGGCGTCGAAAGCCGTGCCCGGAGGAGTCCGACCGGGAGAGCAAGTGTCTCCTGAGAACGCCAAGCGAATGCAGTTGAAGCCCATCGTCTTCATCTGGGAGAGCATGTCGGTGTAGCGACGGATCCAGTTCCCATGAGGAATGTAATTCGTGCTCTCGCCACCGAACCAATTGACGCTCTTCAGGCGCACTTTGTTGCCGCTGGAGTCGACGAACTGGTTTCCGGAGATCGAAAGCCTGGACAGGGGAGCCGATCCACTCGCCACAGCTGTGCCTGTGAGGGCCACAGTATTCGGGCTGGAAGCCGCATTCGAGACGATCGACAGAGCCCCGGTGCGAGATCCTGCAACCGTAGGCGTGAAGCGAACCGTGACCGTGACGCTGCCACCTGCCGGAATGGTGATCGGCGTCGTCAGAGTGGCTGCAATCCCGACAGTTTCGCTGCCCAGAGCGATCGTCAGCGGCAAGGGACCAGCCGTGATCGAGACCGGGGAGCCGACGCTTGCAGCGCCCAGCCCCAAAGACAAAACCAGCGGCGGAGCCGTGATCGAATTCGGGAAAGTGACGACGATGCCACCTTCGCTGATCGTCAGAGCGAGAGGCCCAGCCAAAATGCTCGGAGGAATGGGCGTGACGACGAGAGTTTCCGAACCAAGGGAAACACTCAGCGAGAGGGGGGCAGCCGTGACAACAGGGGGCACACGCACAGTTGCCGCACCCAAGCTCGTCGAGAGCGAAAGGGGGCCAGAAGTGATGCTTGGACCGCTCGAAGCGCCCAAAACCTCGACAACAGCAGCCGCTGTGTAGTTGTAAGCGGCGCTCGACGAGATCGAAACCGTTGCGCCAGAACTTACACTCGCCTGCGAGTAGACATTGCCCAGGTTGTTTGTGGCTGTGGTGTTGGATTCGAGCAGCGTGGGAGCGGGCGAGCCCGAACCAGTGACGCCAGGAGCCTGACAGCTCGCCGCCAGTCCAATGAAGGTGCTGTTGGCTCCAGCGGCCGTGATCGAGGCGCTTCCCGAGGGAGTTCCGGAGACCACAATGCTGGAATTGCCCAGCATCGAGCTTTGCGTGCCGGTGAGCCCGACGACATAGCAACAACCCGAGTCAGCATAGTTCGTCGACGACGAGATCAGGAGGGTGCCCGCACCTGGCGTATATCCGCGGAACGACCAAGCCCAGAGCGTCCCGGCCGAAGTCTGAGCCGGAACCGTATTTTGGCCAATAAGCGTGCCAGTCACGCCACCATAAGTGGCGACCGGGACGAACGAAGTACCCGTAGCCGAGAAGAAGAAAACGATCAGGCCATCTGTGCCAGTCGAGTCATAGGAATTCGATGAAGCGAGCGGATAAGCGCCCGTCCAGGGAAAATAAGCCTCACTGACGACAGAGGGTGCGGTCATTGACTCAGCCTCAATCCGTCAGAACGGCGCCGGACCAGTTGAGCGTGATGTTCTGCCCGGTGGGAGTGGCCGGAAGACCCGTCGCCGTGTCGATGTAACCGATCAGCGTCGAGGTGCTGGGCGTGCCCGTGTCGATGTAGAGGATGATCGCATCGACCTTGAGGGAACCAGAAATGGCCACCGAGGGGAACACGACAGAAGCCGCAGTGAGCGCCTGGGAAGCGACCGCCAGCGAACTGAGAGCGACAGCCGGAACGAAGATGGAGCCCGAAGCGATGTCCGACAGGTTCGCATGAGCAGCATTGTAAGTATAGTTCGTCGAACCCGACGTCACCGTGACGCCGATCGCCTTGATGGTCACCGTCGCAAGGTTGATGCCCGGCGAGAGGAGCTTGGTTCGAAAACTCGGGTAAACTGCATTAGCCATCGTTCAGTCCCTCGCGATGTAAGTGACCGAGAAGTCACCAGTGGCTGTAAGTGAAGAAAGGATGAGATCCACGGTGCCGGAATTGGTCACCGTGAAGGTCATGTCGAAGGTGCTACCGACTGCAAGCGAGGTGAAAGTCAGCGTGGTGCCGCTCAGCTCGAGTGTTGCACTCGAAATGGTCTCAAGCGTCCCATCGGACACTGAAATATCCAGGCTCGTCCCGCTTATCGTCTGCAAAAACGCATCAGCGACGCTCAACCCGAAAATCAAGTTCGGGATGATCACGCGACTGGAGTGGTTCTTCAGCGGATTGAGCTGAAGGAACGTCGCAAACGGAACGAAGGCGAGGATTCCCACGACTTAGTGAGGCGTCAGAGCGGCAACCTGTGCCTGAAGCGCTGCAACCTGCGTCTGGAGCGTCGTCACCTGGGTCGCCAGCGTGATGATCGCTTCCATATTGGTGACGACGTAGGCGATGTTCTCAAGATTGTCGTGGACACACTTCACGGTCCAGAACGCAGTGCCGATCTGCTTGTCCACAAGCGGGGCAAAGTTCGAGCCGTAGTAGTCCAGCGTGCATCGGCATCCCATTATCGCCATCCTCCTCTTCCAAATCGAAGGTTTGACTGGGAGATGCTCGAATTCACGAGATCCCGATCGACGACCTCAGTACAAAACGCCTCGTAAGTCGCCATGAACTCTTGGGACTTAGCCGTGCTGGGCACAGTATTTATATGGCTAAAGACCTTGTAGGCGATGTACGAAGTCAGCGCCCCAAGCAATACATCGGGAATCCAAATGTTTTCATCCAATTCGCCTTGAATTTTATCATGGCGTTGCTGGTAGCGAACATTGAGAACGCGACCATGGATGGGATTTGGAACCTGCAAAACGTGTGCTTGGGGCGTGAAAACCGAGAAACGCTCGCTTTCATCATTCAAAGGCAGCTCAAGAGCGTCTTCACTGTTGAAAACCGACAAAATCTTGATAATTCCGCCCGTAAAAGGCTCATCCGGCAGGTCCAGGATGTATCGGACACGCTCATTGTCTTGCCCAACTCCAGGGACGAAAGTCACGGCAAACGGTGGAATCAGGTGATAAAACGTCACCGAGTCGAACATTTGCACGAGAATGTCGTTTTCCTTCAAAACGAACCTGGAATAGAGCTTCAGCAGCGCTTCGTTGAGGTAATTGACGATCCTGGGCTGAGCAGACGCAATGATCCCGCCATTTCCCTCGGCCGAGATCGAAAGGTTCTGCAACTCGTCATACGAGAGCATTTCAAAGAGTTCAGCAAGCGTCACGATGCCTCACACAACGTAAGAGGATAAGCGATTGGTGTCCGCTTCCGGTGTGTCTTCGTCGTAAGGTCCCTCAGAAGAACTTGAAGAAGCAGTTCCTTCGGATGGTTTCCACGGCGTCAGATACCCAAGCATCGAGATCGTATCTAGGCAATCATCTTTGCCCTTCAGGCCATTCTTAGTCGCCAATTTAATCTGCTGCAAGAAATGACCCATGATCACGGTGAGTTTCATCTCCTCGGGCCACCACATGCGAGATGATTTGAACCAAGGAACGACCATATTGAACCTGGAGAGCTTATCCACGACCGGTCGAATGCCTGCTTCACCTGATTTTTCACTCGAAGCGAACGAAAACCAGATGTTCCGGTTCATCATCTCTTGTTGGAGGAGCTTAATGTAGGCCTGCTGCTGGCCAGTGACCTCGATGCCCACCTGTTGCGGGTGATATTCGCTCACAAGCCGGAACAGGTCATTGAAGGTGATGTCGATTGTCTGCCGAGCACAGACTCCATCCACCCAGAACCATTGTCCGTTGGAGTTGTAGGCCCACACAGCGATGACAGAGAAGTCCGCAGTCTGTTTTTTCGAGGTCGAGAAGTCCGTGGTGATGTAGAAGTTGAAGTTCCCCTTCATCTCAAGGAGCTTCGATCGGTTGTACCACTTGATCTCGTCGTCTTGAACGAGCCTCTCTTCGTCTGAGGTGATCCTCAGCATCAGTTCCTGGTAGAATCCAGCGAGCTTCCCCGTCTTGACCGCCATGTCATATTGATCTTTGACGTACTGGAACGTGAAACGGTCCTCCCAAGCCCCGGAGAACTCCTCCTCAGTGCAGGGAAAACGTTCACAGACCGGCCAGACATTCACATCCCATGCGCCAGACTCGACGGCTTCAATGAGAATGTCGTCTTTGGTGAAGGGAGTGCCGTTGAAGATGACTTTGCGGCGGGTCGGATCAAGAGCGTGGTTCACTCCCTTATAGACAGTGTCCTTGATGGCCTCCATCTGGACCCTGGACTTGGAGTCGTCGTCACTCACAAGGTCATCGAGCACGGCAAGAGGAGGCCGCTTCCCGAAAATCTTCGTTCCGCGGAGGCCTGTCTTGGCGCCGAACATCTTTACGCCGAGTCGATTGCCCTCTTTGGCTCGAAACTCGAGGTAGTTGTCCGTGAAGTGGGCTTCAGGGATCCAGTATTGCAGGAAAGGGCTGGATTCGTAGCGAAACTCGATGTTCTTTCGAGCGCTCTTGACGCCGTTCTCCATCGAGTCGGAGACGTAGATCATCCCCTCGATCTTCCCGAAGTTCGGCAGGTAACCATAGAAAGCCAGGAAGAGAACGAAATACTCCATGAACAGCGTCGTTTTCGCTGCTCCACGGAAACAGAGGTTCGCCACATAGGGGCTGGGCTCGACGAGCTTGTCGAGCATCTTCAAATGAACAGGGGGAGTCTTGTGGCTTTCGCCTTCGGCGCCGTTCACGAGCTTGATGAAATTCATGAAGGTGAGGGCGAACTCAGACGGCACATAGTCCGACGAATTCAGAGCCTGATAATTGACGCCATCGAGCCAAATATCGAGTTCTTGCTTGAGGAGTTCCATTATTTTGGAACCAGTGAGGGACTAGGATTCGGGGTGACATCGATCAGCTTCTGACTGGCGATCTCCCGAGGAGAAGTTCCCCCTTCGATGGCTGCCCGCTGATTTCGGGCCAGATCGGTGAGGAGCTGCCGCATCTCGGACATTCCCGAACTCTCAGCGACCGTGAAATTGATGGTGTTCGCCATCTCTTTTGGCTTCGCCAAATGGGTGAGCACCGAATTCGCAGCAGCCGTTCGAGCCACAGCCGGGAGGGTGTCGTCCTCCATGATCTCGACCTGGGTGTTGATCGCCTTCTGGTAGACGTCCTGGTTCAGGATCCAGATCGGAACGAGGCTCTGCTCCATGACAAGGTTCACGAGCTTGCCCCGGTGGAACGCTGAGACGTAAGCCGCAATGTCTTTGCCCGAAGTGCCCTTGGCCAAGAGATTGGCGTGGCGCTGGGGGAAAGTCCGGAAATAGGCATCCTGGTTCGAGTAGCCCATGTGCTTGAAGCTCACGTAGGCGACCGCGTGCAGGTAGTCTTCCGTCTTAAATTTCCCCTCTTGGAGCACCCTCGAATACGAGATGAAATTCTCGCGGATGCTCTCAGCCACCAAGGGATCTGCCGACAGGTTGTTCACCTGGTCCGTGAAAGCCTGGGTAGCGGCACTCCTCAAATTAGTGGGGAGCGCTTTTTCGATCATCTCGCGCGTGAGCATCAAGCACAGTCCGGTTCGTTGGGGGTCGTCGGCTCGACCGGCTTCAGTTCGGGGTTGTGGCGAAACTCCCCAGAATGCCCGATCGCCTTCGACCAGGTGCTCATCGAGAGCACTTCAGTCTTGCCTCCCAGATGCACGCGGATGAAGTTTCCGCAGGTGGACTTCTCGATTCGAAAGAGGGGGCCGGTGGTCTGCATCAGAGCACCACCAGCCAGTCGTCGGCCAGAATGTCCGTCTGCGACGCGAGCCAGAGAACGAGATTGTGGTCCGCCGTCTTCATGAAGATGTAGGGGAGCGTCATCTTCGAGTGAGCATCGGGAACCTGGAGTTCCAGCCACATGCCCTTTCCATTCCAGCCGGTGCGAGCGACTCGGCTGCCGAGCTTCAGGTAGGAGATCGCTTCGCCGAAACCGAGAGTCAGAGCCAGTTCGCCCTGCGTTTCCTTCACATGCTTGTTCATTCGCCACCCACCATTTGCTGAAAGATGTGAGAAAGCCGGCTCATGGCTCGGCCATAGAATTCGTCGATCGAGTAGTTGTTGGCGATGTCCGTCGTCTGGACGCCTTCCAACTTGATGTGCGTGCGACTGTCGCCTTTGAACGAGCAGCCACGACCCTCAGCATAAAGTCTGACCAGCTGGCACTTGCTTGCACCGACCGATCGCAGGATAGGCTGGGCCTCCGAGGCGAAACCAGAGTCCGAGATGATAAAAGCCCGACCTGAGGTGTTCTGCATCCGATCAAGAAGGAGTCGACCGAAGACCTCATCCCCATGAGTCGGCTTCATGTACCGCTCACTTACCTCGATGTAGGCTTCCCTCGGACTCAACCCGAGGAAGACATCGCAGGGAGTCTCTTTGACTGTCTCGAACGCATGGTGAGGAAGGTCCGGTCGTCCATAAAGAGCATGAGTGCGCTCTTTGAGTATCTCGCTGAACTTGACTTGTCGGAAACCCGGAAATTTCCGGACGACATATTCAGCGAGCGTGTCTTTCCCACTGCTGGGAGGACCATTAACAAAGACGACCGGACGCATCATCGCACTTAGCTCCGCATGTAGGCGTTGGAATGCGGGTCAACAACCAGGGGAGAAGCAGCCGCTGCCGCCTTCGCCTGTCCAACCTGGTACGGCATCCACTCGCAGTAGATCTCGCCCGGATTGGGCTTGTCTTCATCCTGCAAGAGCTTCACCGAAGTCTGATTCGAGGCGACGCCGTTCGCATCGAAGAAGGCGAGGTTCACCATCGTGTCGCTATGCACGTAGGCGATGATCGCAGCCATGGGCGCTCCGCCCGTGGGTGCAATGAGAGTGTTCTTCGGGTCCGGGTAGTACCAGACGATTCGGCCGACCGAGGGCTTGATCAAGAGATCTTCTCCGCAATCCCCGAAGCAGCATCCGTGACGGCGCCGGAAACAGCAGCGCCCGTGGCGACGACATCCGCCTGAAGAGTGTTCTGGGCCACTTTGCTGCGGCTCATGAACGCTGCCCGCAGCCGGGTCTCAGCAGTCAAGAGCTCGTCTTTGAGTCCGGCGACGATCGTGTTGTGGAAGAACGCGCCGACTGCGATCACGCAGAACAGCAGGATCACCAACATATAGAGTGCGAATTCCATCACGCTTCCCCTTCATTGAGCTCGTTCTTCAACACGAAGCCGAGCAGCGGCCAGATCTTGTTGACCGCATCAGTCTTGGCGAGACGATCGCCAATATCCTTCTGGTAGTTCGCGGGATCGGCGCAGGCGCTCTGGCCAGTCACCGTGAAACCGTTCTGAAGGACGAGCACACAGAAAGTGAGCAGCTCCAGATTCTTGGCCTTGCCCTGCATCCGGGCAGTGGTCTTTTGCGTGGCTCGAACGCCATCCGCAGCCGTGAAGAAATAACAGAAGAGGATGCTGTCCTCGACGTCCTTCAGAGTAACCCTCTTAGCAACTGCCCGCTCTTCTAACTCATCCTCAGTAATATCCATGTAAAGCATTCCCCGTTGCTTTGATATTTACCCTTTAGGGCATCTATAGCAACCGGTCAAAGAGATTTGAGACTTGACGTGAAGCCCGATTTATCCAAATATAACTTTGCGTGGCGCCTAGAGCGTGGCGAAGTACATGGCGACCCTAGCGGATAGTGGGGACATAACTTCCGCAGGCAGCGGTCTCGACCTCCTGCCAGGTAACACTCTGCCAAGGGTGTTCTTGGTTCAGAGCCTGAGCTGCCCATCTAGAAGAGACGAGGGGCCTGGCCGCTTCTCGTCTCTTTTCATTTGCACTCATTGCTAACTTATGTTGTAAGTCTGTTTCGTTGGGCACTGACACGGCGAACCTCGGCCAGGGGACAAGCCAAAGCAGCGTTGCAGCAGAGGCTGATGGACTAGCTCCGTCCCCCCAGCATGGTGGAAAGCCATGCGGTGCCTTCCTCACTTCGAAGCTTTTGAACCAGGAAGACCACCATGCGGGGCATTCTCCGCGTCATTCCCTCGGCTACCTCCCGACGCTCCCAACGACTGATGCTCTTACGCAAGGCGCCTTCGCCTTTCATGATCGAAGCATCCGTGGGTGGAGCCCCCCAACTCATCGAGACCTTCGACAGCATCCTCGAACAAGGAGAGATCCTCCCCTGTCGAGCCTATCGCTGCGCGGAACCAGGAAGGGAAAACCAACCCAACGTCTTTGCGAACCTGCTCTGGCTCCAAGCTCTCATTCGTGCCGATGGCTTCAACCGAGTCTACGACCAGCCTCAGAACCTCTCAGGCTCGGTGGCTCTCTTATTTGGAGACTCCCTCTTTATGGAGGCTCTCTCAGAGGCTCTCCCCCTTGCTTTTGCTCTCTCGTAGGTTCAGATGATTTCAGCACCCGAGCGTTTCCAGCTTCTACTCTTAAATTTAGAGAGAGAGGTAATGGGAGAGTGTGTCTGAAATGACCCCTAAAGGGCTCATATTCAGAGAAACCAAGGGGCTCCGCAGGCCCAATCAAATATCTTCCTCAAACATAGCTGCTAATAGGAGAGCCTCTCTGCAATATATGCAGGAGGGCATTGCTGATATTTCGTGGAGATAGATGAAGGCAGTGTGTTGGTTGTACACTTCCACCATCCGGACTACCCCCCCGGAGTGTCACTCAAGAGACACTGAGGGATCTCTCCGCTTCGCGGAGTGTGGAATCAAGACATGGTGTCTTTGGTTCCTACCCTGATGGAGTGTAACTCAATGGCAACTGCTCGCCTCACGTTCGGAACTGTGCTCGACACTGTCAGCACTGCTGCTACCACGGTGACTGGTGCGCTCAACGCAGTCAGCACTTCGATCGGCATGGCCAATGCCTTCGTGGAGCAAGCTGCCCTCAACCAGCAGTCTCGCATCATTGCGGACAATGAAACCTTCATTGATCGCCTCATCGAAGAGAAGGCAATGGAACAGACGGCCATTGACCTGGAGGTGGAGACGTTCATCGCCAAGTCCGAGCGTCATCGGTTCCACTACGAGCAGGCTCATGATCGGTACAGCAAGATCCTGCGCAAGCCGGACTCGGCTGCTGCCAGACTCAAGGCTGCTTGAGGCCAAGACAACAGTGGCTCACTCACCTCGCAAGGGTGGGTGAGTCCATTCATCTCGAGCGATAGGTCATGATCACGGAGTGATCATGGTCTTCGACTCAAGCGATAGGTCACTCTGTGTCTGCTCACCTGAGTGTGAGTGACTATCATGATTGCATTAGGTGTGAGTGAATGGGGATGGCTAGAGACTGAGCCTTGCATCTGTCTCGCTATCCCAGTTGACTATCATGATTCAACTCATGTCCACTCACCGAATGACTATCACGATTCATCGTGATCCTATATCCATCCGATAACCCAACATAACTTGAGGTAAGCCATGCTTGACTCACTAGCTGGGCTGCTCAGGCTTAAGCTCTGGCTTCACTGGCTGCTCATCTACATCATCGTGAACATCGTCGAGTTCATCGTGATGAAAGTATTCTGGAAATCCCTGTTTCCGGACAAGTCCGACTCTAAACATGAGTCTAATTCACAGATTTAACTTGGGAGTGACGCCAATGCGTCCATACATCTGCGGCGTCAGCTACCTGATGATCATCGTCTCACTCATCACCATCACCCTGTGCATCTGTGATGATGGAGGCAAGTCTATGGCCAAGTGCATGGAAACCAACAGCATTTCACGTTGTCACGACCTACTCATGGAGTAATCCCAATGGGCCAATACATCGATCACTTGGTGACCAAATTCAACATAACTGAAGTGGAGCATAAGCCCACTTTGGTCGAACTCTTCATCGACTGGATCACAGGCGAGCGAGAGATCCGAGCTAAGCATGAAGCTGATCGGGTGCTCAACGAGCGTATGACCAAGATCAAGCGCTATGTGCGCTTAGACTAGCGTAAGCCGTTTCTTGGATTAAGCGGAGCATGAGTCAACGCTTGTGCTTCGTTTTGTGGCTCACGCCTTCGGCGTGTGTGGGGAATGTTCCCCGGTTTGCTCATAAGGAGCTTAGTGCAATGGCAATCACCGTTTCGAAGACCTTCGGCGAGAAGTTCGCTGGAGTGAAGACGCCTTCCCAGCAGACCGACGATCGGCCCAAGGCTGAGTTCTGGATGAACATCGGCTACGTGGTCGACTACGAGACCGACGAGGGCACCGAACAGCGCTTCGTGTCGCTGCCAACGGGTATCCCGTTGGACACGCAGGAGAAACTCACCACGACCTCGAGGAACGTCAACTTCGCTGCGTTCCAGGGCGCTCGGAATGATCTGCTCGATCAGGTCATGGAAGCCTGCAAGGGCTTGGCGCCGGGCGAAGACAAGATCATCGGCGAAGCCGGTGGGCTCCAGATCCAGATCCGGCGTGCGAATGGCGAAGTGACGCCTGTCGCTCCCAGCGAAAATCCGTTCCGTCGCAAGCTCGCGCTCGTCGACTGACACAACACAGGGGGGATCCTTCGGGATCTCTCCTGTTCTTTTTTGTCTCCGATAGGTTAAAGGGCATCCCTCAACTATCTAAAAGCTAAGTTGAACTTTTCAGCTATCTTAGCGGAGATGCACCTAAAGCCTGTCGAGTCGCCATGAACCAAGGAACTAACCATGACTTGGGCGTGTACCGAGCTGGGGTGAGCCCAGCTTAAACGCAGAGAAGCGACAAAAAGCGATCTTGAGAACAGCGTCAGACCGCCTGCTAACGCACAGGCACATGAACCCAGAGGAAAGAATGTGACTTGGCGTTCCGCCGTGCCGGGGTGAGCCCGGCTAAGTGAACACTGTATGATCGCAGCACCTTCGAGAGATCTAAGTATCTCTCCAGGTCTGGAAGTCTGCGGACAGTGTACGCTCCTGATCACCATCACAGAACCTTTAGCTAGGTAATCAAGTCCACATCAGCATTAGCCCAGGTCGAAGAGCATCCTATCCACGGCAGACACGCATAGCGTAGCCATGAACGGAGTCCGGACACTGGCAAGGGCGCTTAAAAGCACCACAGATGATGGCAAAGCTGCTGAGCAACAGGGTAAACTGCTCAACTCTCATTCAATATATCCCAAAGGAGCTTTAGCATGGGACTCGGCAAATGAGCACCACCTATCAAATTCACGAGTATATCCCTTACGAGGGGGTGGCAATTACTTACGTTGAGACTATTGACGAACTCAAAGTGCATCTCAAAAGGCATTTCGCACAGGCGTGTAACTTCAACGATATTGACGTTTATGAGATCGTCCGTGAGGTCGACATTCCTGAACTCATGAAGGAGGAGCCTGGAACATGAGCACTCTCAGTAAGACAGAGCCCAACTTCTGGGACAAATACGAGGCCATGAGTGGCCCAGTAAAGATCCTGGATGAGCATGGCGCTTATCCCTCGAACCTCGATGCAGCGATCATCGAGCAGGACAAATACTTCAATCCTCAACCCGAGATCGACAGTCTCTGGGTTGCCCAGGATGGTCGACGTGTCCGGATCATGAAGATCATCGAAGGCAACGGCAAAGGCCAAGGCTGGAGAGCTAAGGTCTTCGTATTGCCTCCTCGAAAGCAGCGCCAGAAACGCTACACGTATGCCGGCGTCAGCTCTTTCAGGTCCGGATTCTACAAGTTAGAATCGTTATGAAATGCAAGCTCTGTGGAACTGAGATCCATCTCGTTCCCTCGGCCTCCGAGAGAGCTGCTCGATATGGCGGCTCTCCCCAAGATTACACCAAGCTCTTCACCGCACACAGCTTCTGCGTTGTGGCTGAGAGATCCCGACAAACCCTCGAATTCATTGAAAAAAGGAACAACCAAGATGCCGAAAAGCGTGTTCGTATTCGGAAGCAATGAAGCGGGAGTTCATGGAGCTGGCGCAGCTGCTGAAGCCTACAAGAAGCATGGAGCCCGATGGGGCTTCAGCTATGGGCACATGGGCGAAAGCTTCGCCATTCCCACCAAGGACGAGAACCTCGAAACGCTCCCAATCAAGCGGGTGCATCAGTACGTGCAGGGCTTCATCGCCTTCGCTCATGGTCACCGCAAACTCACCTTCAGGGTGACGCAGATCGGCTGTGGCCTGGCCGGCTTCAAAGCCACCGAGATCGCTCCGATGTTCATGGAGGCGCCCAAGAACTGCGAGTTCGACAGCATGTGGGCTCAGATCCTCGGCGACGGTCGGGTCTACTGGGGGAGCGTCTGATGGCTTGGAAGCCTGAAGTCGAGGTGGACGGCAAGTTCTCTCGCAATGCGCTGGTCTTCGAGACCAAGCAGGAAGCCGAGGACAATGCCAAAGCTCTCATGTGGCGTTGGACCACAGTCACTGACTCTCGTGCTGTCGAGGTCAATGAGCGAGTGAACTACAAGTGGGTCAATGGTGCTCTTGAGAGAGTGCTATGATCAAGCGCTACTGCTTCACCAGACCAGCCAAGAACGCAGCTTGGTCCTCTCGAACCGCCAAGATCGGCTCGATCAAAGGCACTCTAGCCCAGGCTATTCAGAAAGCTCTGATATTCATCACCCAGCATGGGGAAGTCACCATCGTTGATTACGATGACAATGTCATCGTTGCGATAGTAAGTCCCACTCTTCGTGTGAATTACCCCAAGACGGATTACTACACCCAAGTGAGTGTGCTCCCTTCCTTGGTTCAAGAGGTGATCAAGTCATGATCATCTCGATGTTTGCCATTCGACATATGCCTACGGGGAACTATCTCCTCATGGGCTATTGCCAGTCTGGACGTGGCAGCACGGCTTATGAGCCAGGAAAGCCAGAAGCCAACGATCTCCCTCGAGTCTTTCGGACAGCTAAAGATGCTCAGGGAGCTCTGCGCTGCTGGGTACGAGGTCGCTATCAGTCCGATGAAGGCGCCTGGAATGGGCAAATCCGTCCCGTTCCCAGTCGTGACATCAACGACATGCAAGTCGTCCCGATCACCTTGGAGCTCCCATGAGACTTCCGACCACTGAAGAAGAAGCAGCTGCCAAGCTGCTTCGTGAGGCCGGCTGGATCGTCATAGGTCCAACAGGCGTCAAGCATGGGTGCTTCTGCGATCTCTTCTCGATGAAGCCAGGCACTGAACCTGATGGGTGCGTCATAGATACGAACACTCGTTCAGATTGTGTTTATGCAAAGGATCGTCTTCACAAAGAGTCCTGCGAGTATTGGAAGCCTTATACCGAGGAGACCCTCGCGAAATATTGGAAGGACATCCAATCGTGAAAATTCTCATCTTCGGCGCCACCTGGTGCTCCAGCTGCAAGGCGCTCTGGAGAGCCATCGAAGCTGACGGCGATAGCCCTCACTTCTTCGAGTACCTCGACCTGGAGCAGAACTCAGAAGCTGCTCAGAAATATGGGGTGCGATCCCTACCCACTGTCGTCGAACCCGAGAAGGGCATCGTCGGCACTGGGATCACCACACTCCCTGCTCTGAAGCGCTGGATCTCCGACATCACTCCCTGAACCAAGGAAAGAACATGGCCTCCGCAGAACCTGACAAACTCACATTCTTGCACGAAGACAATGGGTTCTGTCGTGTCATGTTCTATCGGACCTTCGAAGGTAACCGATTCTATTACTGCTGGATGGAAGAGGCCAAAGGCACCTTCGAATTCTATCGATGCTCCAGCGACGGCGAACCTTCCCACAAGGTCACCGGCTGGGCCGGAGTGCCGGCCAAGGACCAGACTCCCAAAAATCCTGGCCAGACTCAGACTGGCCGAGACCTGAACGCTTTCCTCAAACTTTAGAGAGAGAAACCATGGACACCGAGATGCAGTGCGAAGAGTTGGAGGTTGCTCCGACTGACACGCAGAAGACGCTGGTGGCTCATCAGATCGAGCTTGAGCGCCTCTATTCCAAGAACCAGACGATCCCTCGCATCAAGGCTGAGTTTCAGAACTGCGAGGAAGCCAATTTCACGGATTTCCTGATCTCGTCGGAGATCCCCGTGAGCTTTGGTTTGGACCTGCTGGTTCAGATGGCTCTTCACAAGAGAGCCAACATCCAGACCCTGGTGGGACTCTTGTACCACCACTTCAATGACGCCCAAGTCGTCGCTGATATGCTGCTCAAGGCTGTGCTGGCAGATCTCGTCGACTGGGAGCCGACCCTCAAGATCTTCGTGGTCAAGTTCGAGATCAGTCCCGAGGTCCAAGAGGACATCGATCGCTTCCAGTACCCTCTTCCCATGGTCGTCGAGCCCAAGCCGATCACCAAGAACAGGGACACTGGATATTTCCTGAACCAAGGAAGCGTGATCCTGCGCAACAACCACCATGAAGATGATGTCTGTCTCGATCACCTGAACCGAATGAACGAGATCCGGTTCACAGTGAACGCTGACACGGCGCTCATGGTGAAGAACAAGTGGCGGCATCTCGACAAACCTAAAGAGGGTGAAACTCGAGATGACTTTGAGCGTCGAAAGAAGGCATTCAATAAGTACGATCGCACTGCGAAGCACGTAATGGCTTTGCTCATGCAGCACAGCGATCACTTCCACCTCACCCACAAGTATGACAAGCGTGGGCGAGTGTACTGCCAAGGTTATCACGTCAATTACCAGGGAACTCCCTGGAACAAAGCCGTGGTAGAGTTCGCAGATAAGGAGCTTATTGAATGAAGAAGCCCGGCAAAAAGCGCAACTATAAGCAGGCGACCAAGTTCGAGGACTCTGCGAAGGAGGTCAAGCAGCGTGAAGAGCGTAACAAAGCGCGCTATGATGTGGCGCACCACTTGCACACCGCAATCAAGGGCTCCCTTAAAGGCAAGGACGTGGATCACAGAGATCCGCTCCGGCATCACGGTTCGAACGCCCCAAGCAACTGGGACCTCCGTTCGATCCACGCCAACCGAGGCGACAACAAGTCGTAAGTAGTCACTCGTTCGATAGAATGTAACGAGCGCTTCGTCCAGCAAACCAACACACAAAAGAGACCCCGGTAAAGCCAGCGATTACTATCGCATTCATGCCGTAGTCCTCGTTATACGTCAGCACAAAAAACAGAGTTATTAGAAATCCTCCTGCTGAGACGCAGCCGAGGACGTACAGAACTCTGCCTAATCTTTTGATCATCATCCCCTCACAACCTTAAGGAGCGTACCATGCAAAGGTTCACAGGTCGTCAATATCTACAGATCGACATTGCGAATAACTTCGGGCTCGACAAACGCACTTGGGCTGAGCGTCTCGCCTGGTTCGAAGAGCACCAAGACCATCTCCACGAGATGCTCCACCAGGCTGAAGAGCCTGCTCTCTTCTACGCCGGCGTCAAAGCCTACGAGAGCGTCCTGGCTGGAGAGCCCATCGGCTATGCGATCTCGCTCGATGCCACCAGCTCTGGATTGCAGCTGCTGGCTGCTCTCACCGGAGACAGGAGCGCAGCTGAGCTGTGCAATGTGGTGAAGCCGAACCAGGGAAATGACAAGCGCTCTGACGCCTACACACTCGTCTACGAGGACATGATCTCGCAGCTCGGTGAGAGCGCCAAGATCAAACGCGAAGACACCAAGCGAGCGATTATGACGGCTCTCTATGGGTCTGTCGCTGTGCCCAAGGAAGTCTTCGGCGAAGGCAAGCTGCTCGTCACTTTCCTCGACACCATGAAGCGGCTTGCGCCGGCTGCATGGGAACTGAACGAGACCTTCCTCGAGATCTGGGACGGCGAAGCCCTCAGCAATGACTGGGTGCTTCCCGACAATTTCCACGTACACATCAAAGTCATGGCTCAGGCCAGCGAAGTCGTGAACTTCCTGAACGAGCCGTTCGACATCACCCGCAAGATCAACGCTCCGACCAAAGAGGGAAGATCTCTCGGCGCCAACACCATCCACTCGATCGACGGAATGATCGTTCGGGAGATCAGCAGGCGCTGCGATTACGATCCCAACTGGATCGAGCTGCTCAAAGAGATCCTGGCTGATGAAGTGGAATCGCACTTCGGCACGCCAGAGTTCAGCAAAGAGGCTCATCGCATGGTGGGCATCCTCTGGAAGCTCTTCCAGAAGAGCGGCTATCTCTCGGCGAGAATCCTGGACTACCTCGACAGCGACACCATCGTTTTCGTGGACCGAGCCGAGATCTCCAAGCTGATCGACAGCCTTCCGAAGCGTCCCTTCAAGGTTATGTCTATTCACGATTGCTTCCGATGTCTCCCTCACTACGGGGACGATCTGCGGCAACAGTACAACATGCAGCTATATTTGATTGCAAAGAGCGATCTTTTGAGCTTCGTGTTGAGCCAACTGGTAAATCGCGAAGTCCAGGTGGGCAAGCTCGATCCCACACTGGCTCAGGACATATTGGAGAGCAACTATGCGCTATCTTAGAAGGCGCCTCTGGGAGATCTATTACGATCTCTCGCTCTGGTGGGTTCGAACGACTTGCTCTCACGCAGAGATCCCGTTCGGTCATTATCCCAGCTACGTCTGCAAGAAGTGCGGAAAGCTGAGGTGTGAGTAATGGCTGGCACCCACTCTCCTAAAGACATCATCAAGATGAATGCAGCCTACGGGCTGTATTACACCTATAGAAACTCAGGTCGATCTGGCTGGTACATCCACTGTAAATGTGGAGCGTCTCAGACTATCGGTCGACCGATCAACTGCATTCCCGAACATCTTGTCCCGGCCTTCAAACGTGAAGGCTGGGACATTTCTTTGAAATACCCTCCAGTCTGCGCCCAGTGCCAGAAAGGTGAACGCAAAGTGACTTCAACCTCAGTCGCTCCCAATCCAAAGATTGCCCGACAGATCTATGCTTCGCTCGATGATCACTTCAACGAGAAGAAGCGGGTCTACAACTCTGGCTGGTCCGACGCCAAGATCGCCAAAGAGCTGGATGTCTCGGTCTCGGTCGTCACTGCGATCCGCAAGGAAGCGTATGGCGAGCTCGCTGAAGATCCGGCGATCACAGCCTTCAAGGAAGACATCGAGCTTCTGAAGCTGGAATTCGCAGATCAGTTCGCCAAGCTCTCGTCGTCCTTCATGGCTCGATTGAGCACTCTGGAAAGCCAGATCCCCAAAACGGGTGTGGCGAAGTGAGCACGAGCTTTCGAGCCACTACCCGAGACGTCGGCCTGGCTATTCGAGATCTTCTCGAAGGTCAGTGGATCAGCGTCCTCATCAAAGACGTCGAGCACCAGGCTGCTCGCAAGGTCCACTTCGTCGACGTCAGCGACGCCAACAATCCCGTCTTTCACCTCGACAATGGACAGCAGTTCATTCTCCGGATCATCGCCAGTGAAAAAGCGAACAAGGCCATGTTGCCCAAAGTGTAGTTGCACCGACATCAGTCGAGATGCAACAACACGGTACGATCCTTATCGACGTACATGGGTGATCTCCGACTTTCTCGGAGATTATACTTGCGACAATTGTGGGGAAGAATTCGACACCCCACAACGACTGCCAGTTATCATCAACATTGATGGTGATATTCTGGACCAACCAATGGAGCCAGAGATTTGAACACCCACACGATGCGTCTCTACCTTACCTGGTTCATGACCATGGCCATCGTCGCACTCCTCGGAGTGTGTCTCACTGTCTGGTTCACGCCACCGGCGAAGGCTCAGGACGCAGCCATAGGCGACTCGATTGCAGTGGGTACGGGACATGCTCTGCGTGTCTCGACCTACGCCAAGACCAGCATGGGTTCGTGCTGGATCCTGGCTCACATGCCTCGAACTCAGTTCGACCGGGTGGTGATCAGCGCCGGCATCAATGACGCTCCTGGTCCCTGTGTGGGCAAGATCCTGGCGACAGTGAAAGCCCGGATCAAGGTCGTGATCCTGCCGGCTCCGATCAACTCAGCTCGGGCCAGCGTCTTCAGGCTGGCCCAGCAAGCTGGCGCTTTCCCCATCAGCTACTCCTGCAAGGGCGGCTGCACGAAGCACAACTTTCACCCAGGCTCTTACGGAGCCGTGGCTACCTCTGTTCGAGCAATCTGGAAATGAACCTCTCACCCTCAACAGTAAAGCGTCTCTATGACTCGCTCATCGACACGGTTGCGATGCTCGAAGCCCACACAGATCCGAAACGACGGACTGACCCAAGCACGTTTGGGCAGAGTCTTTCGACCCTCCGCACAGCTCGTCTCGCCATCCAGACTGCGAAGCTCGAAAACCATGACTTCTCCGGTCGGGAACCAATGAAGTGAGAGCTCTCCTCGATCGGTTTCACTGGAAGCTCTTCATGTGGAAGGTTCATCCTCCGCGGTTCTCCGATCTAGGTCGCTGGATGGACGATTTCTTCGTTCGTCTCAGCGGCAAACGTCACTACGAGTGGCGCATTCAGATGTACGGAGACGACTTCGAAGGGTCGTCCGAGCAGCAATACCAGCTCTACACCTTCAAAGGCTTCTCCAAGTGGAAGCCGACCGGTGTCGTTCGAGTCTGGAAGCATCTCAAACCCACGAACACGCAGACTGTCGTCTACCTGTTTGGCAACAACGCCTATGCAACTCCACAAGCGGCAGTCGCCGACTACGAGGAATCTCTCAATGTCCAAGTGGGTAGTCTGGTCAAAGGGGCTTAAAGGCCCTGAGATCTCCGTTCAGCACCACGGCAACGCCGGCAAGCTGACCAAGGACGAAAAGAACCGAGCTCTCGCAGAGCCGATTATGATCGACCCTGAGCACGAGGACTACTGTCTCTCGGCTCTGGCTGTGATCTATCCTGCCCCACTGGTTCGGGAAACCTGATCTTTTTCTTGAAATAAGGGTATCTTGGGTGAAGGGTGAAATCCCAAGGAGATCCTTTCGTGAGTACCCAAGAAGACCGGCTCGAAATCACCACGATCAGCAGCACGGGGATCACCCCTGAACAGGTCGAAGCCGAAGCCAAACGCTTTGCCATGCGAACAGGCGGCATCTTGCTGATGGCCATGGCCGAACGGGGCCTCACCGAGGACCAACTCGCTGGTATGCTCCAGGTGAACAAGCGTCAGATCCGTGGCCAGCTGATGGGCGAGCACTGGAGGAGCTATCTCCCGATGGCTGCTCTGTGCCTGGCTCTCGGGATCAAAATGGATCTGCGAACACAACAGAATTAGGGGAAAACAGTCTGATCAACTGGAGAATTTGGCGGACCGGATGGGAGCCAGATTCACCCTTAGTCAGCACCCGAGCATGTGCCGTCCCTAACAGGACGCGAAACTAAAAGGCTCCGTGTTACCCACGTAAGTGCAGCAGTCAGCCTGTGGATAGTCTGGAAGTAAACTCTACAGATCAATTTAAACTGGCAGGAGCAGACCCCAGCGGGACGGGGGACGACATATAGCAAGTCAAGTCAGACCATCAATCTGGATGCCTTGTAAACTGTCGTAAACGGAGTGGCGGGTAGGGCTGATAACCCGAAGTGTCCACACCGGCCAGTAAAAATTGGGACCAGGGAATGAACGCCCCTGAAGGGATGTTGCTGAGAAAACTCGTTAAAGCGTCATAAGCAACCCTCTGCCCAATGATGGGCCTGCCAGCACAAGATGGCAGGCCCATTACTTTTCAAGAATCTCGATGCTGATCGACTACCTATCTACGGAAGGATTGTCGATCACCTAGAGATGTCCCCGACGGATGTGACGCTAAACCCCGTGACGGACTGGATAGTACAGTCAGTGCGGTCTCTACTCATATGACCGATCAGGCCCGTTGCTCGAAAGAGCAGCGGGCTTTTTTCATTTCTGAACCAGGAAGAAGAGCGCCAAGTGTCTGAAACTCTCCAGATCTACCGTTGCACACCTCGGCAGGTCCGAGAATACATCATCGACATCTTCGAAGCTGACCTCGTTCCCAACGTGATCTCTTCGCCAGGCATGGGCAAGTCCACCATCCATCGCCAGGTCTGCAATGAGCTGGATCTGATGATGATCGATCATCGAATTTCCACCTCAGAGTCCACCGATTTCACTGGGCTGCCCCAGTACACGGCTGACGGCTATGCCCGTTATGCGCCGTTCCGGGAGATCTTCCCGCTCGAAGGCACACCCATGCCCAGGGATCTCAAAGGCCGGCTCATGCAGGGCTGGTGCATCTTCTTCGACGAGCACAACGCTGCTCCGAAGCAAGTCCAGGCTGCGAGCTACAAGGTCGTGCTCGACAAGATGATCGGCCAGCACAAGCTCCATGAGCGTGTGGTTCTGTCCATGGCCGGCAACCTCGTCACCGACCGAGCCATCGTGAACCTCGCCGGCACTGCCATGCAGTCCCGAGTGATCACGCTTGAGATGGAGGTCAATTACCGAGAGTGGCTCGAAGACGTCGCTCTCAAGGAGAACTACGATCCTCGGATCATTGCGTTCCTGAGCCAGTACAACTCCAAGCTCATGGACTTCCGTCCTGACCACAACGACAAGACCTTCTGCTGCCCTCGGACCTGGGAGTTCATGAACAGGCTCATATCGGGCAAGGAAGTCAAAGACTCCAAGACGGCAATGTATGCCGGCACGATCTCATCGGGAGTCGCTGTCGAATTCGTGAACTTCACGAAGATCTACAAGGAACTTATCAACGTTCGAGAGATCCTCGCTGATCCTGAGTCCTGCCGGATGCCCACCGAGAACGGCATTCGCTGGGCAACCATCGCTCATATGATGGAAGTGGTCACCGAGGAGAACTTTGGCGGCCTGTCGGACTATGCCAACCGGTTCTCGATGGACTTTCGTGTGCTCTTCTTCAGGTCAACGATGGTTCGACACCCGGAACTGCGTCAACACCCGGCCTTCTCCAAGGCCATGATCCAACTCACGCGATATTTGAGCGACTGACACCATGAATGATCCCGGCAAAGTCGTCACTGACTACAGCGATCTCGATGTGAACTTCCTCACAAGGGAGCTTGATCGAGCCAAGAGCCAGCTGTTCAGCCACAAGTATGCGGCCTTCTATGGGCCGCTGCTGTGCTCGCTGAACTTCTTCTGGACTCCAGACATGCGGACAGCCGCTACAGACGGCGTGAACCTCATGTGGAACCCTTATTGGTTCCTCAAACTTTCCCCGAAGTCCAGAGTCACCGTGCTCTTTCACGAAATCAAGCATCCTGCGCTGCTTCACTTTCACCGACAGGGGGAGAGAAACGCCAAGATCTGGAATTACGCCACCGACATCAAGATCAACAACGAACTCGAGGACGACGGCTTTTCATTCGAAGAGCTCAAATGGTGTTGGAAGGACCAGACCTATCGGGGCATGGTGGAAGAGGACATCTACGATGCCCTCATCACTGCCGGCACAGCGCCTCAGCATGGCGCTTGGGGACAGTTCCATCCTCAAGCCGGCTCGTCCACGACCGATCCTCAAGGACAAGGCCAGAGCCAATTCCCGGATGACGGCACCGATATGTTCCCCAACGGACCCATGTCGAAGGAGGACATGGCCCAGGCCGTGAACAACGCCATCATGGCTCAGCAGCAGGCCAAACTCGCTGGAGCTGGGCAAATGCCAGGTGACATCGAAGCCCTGCTCACACAGTTCCTGGCTCCAATCGTGCCCTGGGAGCAGTACCTGCATCGCTTCATGCAGGAGCTCGCAGAGAACGGCTTCACTTGGAGCAGGCCAAACCGGAGGTTTGCCGACATCTATCTGCCCTCTCGCTACGAGGACGAAGGGGCTCTCGATCACCTGATCTATTTCGAGGACACGTCTGGTTCGATCTCGGACAAGGATGCGCTGCGTTTCAACAGCGAATTTAAGTACGTGAAGGACCATTACAAGCCCAAGAAAATGACCCTCGTTCAGTTCGACACGATCATCCAAAGTGAGCAGGTCTACACCGAGGAGGATCCTTTCGATCAGGTCATGATCAAAGGTCGGGGCGGCACAGATCTCACGCCTGTTCGTGAGTATATCTTGAAGCACCGGCCCACTGCGGCCATCGTGTTCTCAGATATGCAGTGTGCTCCGATGGAGCCTTTGGGCTTCGAAATCCCCATTCTTTGGGTTGTCATCAGTAATCGAGGCGCTAAGGTGCCCTTCGGACAAGTCATCCACATTCGATAGGGAACTCATGGCCGTCAACGGTAAGACTATGTTGGAGCTCGCTCCGATCAAAGACATGCTGACTTCGAAGCAATACGCTCACGGAGTCAGCTATGGTTTCAGCGAAGCGGGCTACGACATTCGCATCAAGCAGAAGATCGTCTTGGATGCGTGCCATAAATTCTCGATTGCCTCGGCAATCGAAAAGTTCGACATGCCCAACACTCTCATGGGCATAGTCCACGATAAATCCACCTGGGCTCGTCGTGGGCTCTCGGTCTTCAACACAGTGATCGAGCCGGGCTGGAAAGGTTTTCTGACCCTGGAGCTCGTCTACCACGGTCCCGGAGATCTGGTTATCCCTGCTGGTTCAGGCATCGCCCAAGTCATCTTCCACCTGGTCACCGACCCGGTTGCTTACGATGGACGGTATCAGAACCAAGCAGATGAACCCGTAGCCGCTATTTCTGCTTAAACTTACATTGAAGTTGTACATAGCCTATTGCCATTCATCTTGAGTGTGTCATAGGCTTTTCCTCGTTGAGATCTCACAACGAATAGGACAACGAATATGGCGAAGAGCGGCAGCAAGATGAGCGGCGGCGGCAAGACTCCCCCGAGCGCGACGAAGAGCGGCAGTCAGAAGCCGGCCAACAAGGGTTCGCGAGCGATCGGCGCCGTCAGCGGCACGGCCGGCAAGAAGTGGTGAGCTAACGCTCCCCAAAACTCCCACAGTTTTTCTTAGAGGCAGCCAGTTTGGCTGCCTTTTTCTTTTCAGCAGAGGAGGCACAAATGGAAATGTTCTCAGACGTTTACATCACCTATACGAACTGCCGCGGCGAGACTTCTCGCCGGCATATCCGGCCCCTGCATTGGTTCATCGGGTCCAACGAGTGGCATCCCAAGTGGCTGCTCGAAGCCGAGGATCTCGACAAGAAAGAGATCCGCTATTTCGCCATGACCGGCATCACCAAGTGGGAGGAAATCCATTGATGCAGCTCGACAAGCTCTGGGAGCTGGAGATCGGCGAGTGGATGCACGCTTGCTTTCACGGCGTCTCCGATCCCGAGACCGGCAAAGATCTCAACATCGTGAACGACCCGGACGAGCGTAATCATCGCTTCCTTGAAGAGGCGCTTGAGCTTGTCCAGGCCTGCGGCTGCACTCGCTACGACGCCCATGCTCTTGTTGATTACGTGTTCGGTCGACCAGTCGGCGAGAAATTCCAGGAAGTCGGCGGCGTCATGGTCACGCTGACTGCACTTTGCAACGCGCACAGGATCAGCATCGTCAAGGCAGCCTTGGCTGAGCTTCGCCGGATCTGGACGAAAGTCGAGCAGATTCGAGCCAAGCAAAAAACAAAGCCCCAGCTTCGCTTCCAGAAAAAAGAAATCAGCCAGATCGGCGAACTTTATCGCCGAATCGCTCACCTCGAAAGGCAGCGAGACGACCTCCACAAGCACAACAATGAACTTCGGGATCGAGCCATGAAGGCTGAAGATCGCCACCGGAGGTTCATTCAGTCCTTCAAAGATACCACCGCAGCGGACTTGCTATGACCACCATCAGCGCCAAATCGATCCTCGCTTCGAGGCACGCCCTCGACCACAACATCGTCGGCCACACGATCCTGTGTCGCTACCCTCGGCCTATCCATGCCGAGGTGCTGACGCACAAGGTGTTCTCTCGGAACGCAGGCTCCAGCCGTGCCCTTCCGGTAAAACGTCTGATCCAGGACGTGATCAATGATCCCTTCGTGCCTCTTTATTGGGGTGCGAACCAGAAAGGAATGCAGGCGGGCGAAGAGATCAACACCCAGGTTTGGGTGTCTGACCAGATACAGCCTAAACGCAGTCGTACTCGCAGCCTCACCCGTGAACAAGCCTGGGAACGGGCTATGTGGCTTGCCATCGATATGGCTGAAGCCTTCGATGCGGCCGGCTACCACAAGCAGATCGTGAACAGGCTTTTGGAGCCCTTCAGCCACATCACCGTGCTGATCACGAGCACCCAATGGTCGAACTTCCTGGCTCTTAGGGACCATCCGGACGCCGAACCGCATATCCAGATTCTCGCTCGCGAGATCCGAAAAGCGATCGAAGGCGCTGATGTTCGAACTCTTCAGCCCGGTCAGTGGCATCTGCCATTTATCACAGATGAGGATCGTGCCGACCTTGCCGGGTTCTACAATCCAGACGAGGAAGCCTATCAAGAAGGTCTAAGAAAGCTCTCTGTCGCTCGATGTGCGTCGACCTCGTACAAAACCGTCGAGGGCTTCGACATGACTTTGGAGAGGGCCTTGGCGATCTACGACAAGCTCCGGACGGCCGACATCCTTCATGCTTCGCCGTTCGAGCATCAGTTCCAAATGGACGAGCCCGGCTCAGGTTTTCACGGTAAGTGGCTGAATGAACACCTGGGTGGAAACCTTGGCCCTGGGGTTATCCAACTTAGGAAGACACTCCCGAACGAGTGCCTCTAGGTTCCTTTAATTTGACCTGATTCGCTTCTTGTTTCATGATTCCTTTTAGAGGATAAAATTGTGGAACAAGGTCGATGAGCGTGCGAGTTCCGATTGACGAGATCGCAGAAAGGCTGTGTGTCAGCCGGCGTGCTATCTACAATATGGCTGCTCTGGGGGACATCCCTGGAGCGGCCAAGTTCGGAAGGCACTGGACATTCGACAAAGCGAAGTTCGAGCGCTGGATCCTCGACCGTGAGAAATTATGCCACGAGCAGGGACTTCTTCGAAGGGCGATGAGAAAAACCTCTACCAGCGAAATGGCGTCTGGTGGCTCAAAGCGTATATCGACAATGTCGAGTACCGAGAAAGTCTTAGAACGAACAATCTCCGAGATGCTCGGCAAAGACGGGACAAGCGGATCAAGGCGCTCCAGGACGCCGCACGCTTCAACATCCACCAACACACATGGGATGAGGCGGTAGCCTCATGGTGGGCTCACGCCAAAGCTGACCTCAGTCCCCAGACGGCCAAACGGTATGGCGTCAGCTTCAAGCAGTGCTTACCCTTCCTGCAAGGCAAAGACATAGAGGCCATCGACGGCTCGACGATCAGCGCCATAATGGCTTCCCGTAGAGCTGCTGGCGTCAAGCCGGCCACGATTCGCAGAGACCTGACGGCGATCTCCCGTGTCCTAGAATTCGCCGAGGGCGAGGGCTGGCGAGAGGGCAATCCCACACTCAGCAAGCGACGAACGATCAAAGAGCGCCGAGATCCGATCGTGCTTCCCAAACCCGATGAGGTCGAGGAAATGATCGAGGCTTGCTCCTCCCATTTTGCCTCCCTGGTTCGCGGAGCCTGGTACACTGGCTGTCGTCAAGGAGAGCTGGTCAATGCCAAGTGGCGAGACTTCAACGAAGCCGCTGGGACACTCGAAGTCACTGGCAAGGGCAACAAGCGAAGGGTCTTCACCCTCTCGGATCGAGCCCTGGAGCTCTTCAAGAGCCAGAAAGCCAAGAGGCTCTCAGCCACCCATCCGATTTTTCCCGCTGAAAGTGGAGAAGCGTTTGCCGAAGCGGCGTCCGACTACACACACTTTAGGCGTAGAAAGCTTCTCGATGCAGAGAAGGCCGGACAGTCGTTTCGACGCTTCCGTTTTCACGATTTGCGTCATCTATTCGCCGTGGAGTATCTACGGGGAGAGAGAGCCAGCATCTATCGGCTCTCAAAAACCCTCGGTCATACGAGCGTCAAGACAACGGAGATCTATCTCGAGTTCCTGACCCCGGAGGAAGCCGAAAGGGTCAAGGAGTGAGAGCAGCACAAGAACCAGCACAATCATACGGCTTCAGCAGGTATGTTATAGGACTAAGTAGCTGAAGTCATTGAGTTAGGAAGGATGGCCGAGTGGTTTAAGGCAGCGGTCTTGAAAACCCATTCCGGCTTCTTCCAACAAAATTTAAGAAATCCGATTTTAGTAATCATTTCAATGCGCTACCTACAAGATATACTGCGCATTTAGGGTCCTGTCAGACTCCTTTAAGGTACACAAACCAGCACAGCAAACAGCACAATTTGTTCCCTCTATGTTTTCTTAGGGGAACGGATTCGCGCTGGTTTTCGCTTGTCATTTGTTTTCTGACTAGCAGAAACAACGAATGACTATTAGTTCTCCAAA